CTAATGCTCCTTTCGTTTTGGGATTTTCTGATTTTTGCTCCTCGCGGGAGTCAAGCACTTGTAATTACAGACCTTAAAACCGGTGAGCAAGTCAAAAAAAGTGGCATAAATCTTAAGCTTTCGCCTAAATTCATACCACTCATTCAATGCGCTGGACGGCGCAAAACACGAACCGCCCAGCCCGTCACCCTCGACCGCGCTCTCCACGAGATCCAGCGTCACCTTGCAACGCTCGCCGGTGTAATTCAGCACCAGCACCAGTTTGTCGTCGTCGTAGAGGTACACGGAATTGAGAAACGTGTCCACCAAAAAGGCCCGATAACCTTCGTCTGAGACGTCCCCGTCCCTGAACCGCTCCAGAAAGTAGACCACCTGATCCCGCTCCAGCGTCGGCTCCGCTATGAGCTGCTGGGCGATCCCCTTCTCGATCTGGCCGCGCTCTGCCTCCAGCTCCATGAGGCGCGACTTCGTGCTGGGCGTTATGATCCCGGCCTCAATCGCCGCGAGCATATTCTGGATCGCCTTCTCGTTTTCCTTCTGGCGGGCCTCCAGCGCCCTGAGTGCGCTCTGATCCTTCTCCCGCTGCTGAAACTCCATGCACCGATCCGCGACCTCGTTCACGAAGTCGTCGGAGTGTATCAGATCCACCAGCTCGTCAACCACCAGCTGCTCGATCCACTCCTTCGGGGCCCGCTCCTTCTGGCACTTATGCGCCCGGCGGCCGTTACATGTGTAATAGTTATACACCCGGCCACTCCGTCCGGTGCCTCCGTCGCCCGTCATAGGCTCGCCACAATGGCCGCAGAACAGCTTCGCGGTGAGCAGAAAGCTGGTGGCTCTATCTGCTGCCGGTGCCCGGTGGTGCTTCTCCACCATGCCCTGACACCGATCGAACAGCTCCCGATCCACTATGGCCGGGATCCCGTTCTCCACCCGTATGTCGCGGAACTCGTACACGCCGACGTACTTCTCGTTCTGGAGGATCCGGCGCAAACTGTTTTTATTAAACAGCCCGCCGCGGCTCGTCCGGTACCCTTCATCATTCAGGCGCGTGTATATATCCTTCGCCCGCTCGCCTGCTGCGTATTCCTCGAAGATCCGACGAACGATCGGAGCCGTGGCCGGATCTATCTCAAAGCGACCGTCCGGGCCCTTCCTGAGTCCGAGCACCGTCTGGCCCAGTGTTTTGAGCTCCAGAGCACTGTCATAATACCCGCGCTTCACGTTCTGGCTCAGGTTTTCGCTGTAATATTCAGCGTAACCCTCCATGACTGACTCCAGAATAATGCCCTCCGGCCCCTCCGGGATCGACTCCTTCGCGTAGAATATACGGACGCCGTTTCTTTTCAGCTTGTACTTATACATGGCCGAGTCGTACCGGTTACGGGCGAAACGATCCATTTTCCAGCAGATCACGGCCTGAAAGACGCCGCGCTCACAATCCCGGAGCATACGCTGGAAGTCTGGCCGCTTGTCTGATCTGCCGGTGAGGGCCTTGTCTACATATTCACCCACGACCGTGAGGCCGTTCCTCCGGGCGAACTCGTGGCACTCTCTGAGCTGGCCCTCTATACTTTCTTCGCGCTGTCCGCTGCTGGAGTACCGGGCATAAATGACCGCCGGGATCAGCGGGGCCGGTGCTTTTTTCTGCGCCATTATACCCCACCCCCTGAGAACCGGGCGGCAGCCGCTTTATAGATCGCCGTCCCCTTGTGCGGGTGAATATAGTCCGCTGGCTCCCGGCCGCTGAGGGAGCGCAGCAGCGCCTGATCCGCGGCAACCTGATCCGCGAAATCATAAAACGAACCAACAGCCGGATCCTCCAGCATATTGCTAAGGCCAGAACCTTGCAAGCTCTGGCGCACAGCATACCCGAACAGCGCCGCCCGATCCCGTTCTCCAGTCTGGCCGACAATCTGCCGGAGCAACCCGGCAGCACCAATAAAGGCAGAGAACTGGACACCCAGACCGGCAGCTAGAGCCACAAGCTCAGAGCCCGGACTCTCCAGATCGTCCTCACCAGTCGCCCGGCTAATCATGCACGAGGCGTCGTCCTTCGTGATCCCGTCCGGGATAAACACGCCGAGATCCTTCAAGTATGAGAGCTGCCGCTCCGTGGGCTCACTGAGCACCCTCGGCTCGTAGTTCAGGAAGCAGCCAAGGACTCCGGTCGGTTTTCCAAAGTCCAAGCGGGAGAGCTCGCCGATCGGCTCCGCTTTTTTGTATTCATGCCGGACGGCGACGGAGATCTCGATCCGCTGCGCTGGCTCCGTCTTTTTCTTCGGAGGATCCGGCAGCTTTTTGAGCTTCTCATGCACTGGACTGTCTGGATCCGCGAGCTCGTCGATCCATGAAGTCCTCTTTTTTGCCTCTGGAGCTGGCGGCGGTGTAACCGCTGGCTTTTCTTTTTTGACCGGTTCAGGATCCGGCCGTTTCTTGAATATTTTGTCAAATAGTCCCACAATGACCTCCACGCCCGCCTCGTGCGGGCTTATTTTTTATCTATAACCAGAGCTGCCCCCTCCAGCAGAAGGGGCAACTCCGGCACACCTACGACCCAATGGAGAAGTCCACCCAGATCACATTGCCTTCCCTTTTTTCACGAGCGGGCGCTTGTTGCTTTTAAGTACCATGAGTGCTGACTCTCTGGCGGCGTCGGTAGCTTCTCGCCACGACTCCAAGAGCTCGCGTTCATCAACAGCAAGTTCTGGCTCCGGTAGACTTTCGCCGAAAAACAAACCAACGCTCGGAACATTGTAAATATCACAAAGTTTTAGAAACATGTCGGCGTCTGGCTGTCCTCTACCTTTCTCCCATGCACTCACTGTTTTGTAACTTTTTCCGGTAAGTTCTTCAACTTGCCGGACGGTAAGCCCTGCGGCCTCTCTGTACTCTTTTAAGAGTTCGGCAATTTTGAGGCGTGTTTCGCTCTGGCTATCTGCCACGCTATCACCTCCCCGCCTACTAATATAACATAGCCGCGCGCTGAAATCAATAATTTTGTCTATGTTTTTTAGAAATTTGTTGCTAAAACAGCTTGACATTCTAAAAAATATAGACTATACTGTGGATAGTCTCAAAAACGTAGACAAGTGAAAAGGAGAACACAACACCATGATGAGAGAAGAATTTGAACAGAGAACCGGCTTTTTGCCGAGTCAATCCCTTTATTCCATTATCGAAAAATATTACATGAATTTTGACGGCGACAAGGACGCATTTTGCAAGGCATATAAAAAGGACGCCGACGGGATCGCGACCAAGATCCAGCACGAGGCAGACATGCAGGCGGTAAACGCACAGATCGTAGCCGAGAAGGCAGCCAAGGACTGCGAGGCCCGGATCGCTGAGCTGGAGAAGGCTCTGGAGCGCGAGCAGGAGTGGAAGCCCTACGAGGACACCGACAACGTGCAGCAGGCTGACTACACCAGACTACAAACCGCCGGAGGCACCCGGACACTCACCGACGCCGAGGCCAAGGATCTGCTCTATGACTGGTACGGCTTCGCCAAAGAGAAGATCAAGATCCACCGGACACTCCCGCGGTACGAAGTCAACCGGCACCGGCAACTCCGCAAAGTCGGAGAAATCGACCGGGCCCCGATCTACAACGCGACCGACTGGAATTATATCCGTTTCGACTGCGGCTGCATGAGCTACGAGCTCTACAATGACAACCTGCGGCCGTATCTGCACTAAGGAAGGAGGCAACCACATGAAAGTATTTTACACATTCGGATCCGACGACCGTTTCCCGTTCTGCGGCGGCTGGGTGGAGGTAGAAGCTCCCAGCATGAAGGAAGCCCACGCCATATTCCGGGAGCACTACCCGGACAGAACACCGGGGACGCTGAACTGCTCCGACTACTACACGGAGGCCCAGTTCAAAGAGTCCGACATGCTGAGCACCGGCAACCGCGGGGCGTTCTGCCACCGCAAGCTCAGCGCATAGCCGAAACGCCCGCCGGGGCGTCTGCTGGAACCGGCCCACCAGCATTGACAAGGCAGGCCCACACAAGGAAAGGAGGCGCAAACGTGAGCAAAGTTATCTCAGTAATAAACGACAGGATCAAAGAGCGAGGCGTGACTCTTGTGTTTGTATCAAAGCAGGCACACATGAAAACCGACCTGCTGAGCAAGACACTGAACGGCAACCGAAACATGAAGGCCGACGAGTTCGTCAACTTGTGCCAAGTCCTCGATCTCACGCTGGAGGACTTCAAAGCACCGGCACAAATGGCAGAGTGACAACCTGAAAGGAGCAAATATATGGCAGCATTAAACGCAATCGCAAGAGAATGGGCCGACGAGATCCGGGACGGGATCGCGTGGGTGATAATCTGGAAAACCGGCCGGAGCTGGAACGCTCAGGCGGTATGGCTGAACAGTGACGACGACACCTTCGAGCTGGAGGATCTGGAGCTGGCCCGTGAGATACTGGAGAAGGATCCGAAGGCCGTCATGCTGAACGGCTACTACTGCGGGCACTTCGGCGAGGACATGACCGTGGCCGAGCTGGCAGCAGGGATCCGCTGGCACTATGAAAACGGCTACAACACGCTGGAGGGCTCGACGGCATTTCCCCCGGAGCCTATGGAGCGCCCGGCAGATCTTCCATGGTACGGAAAGGCCACCAGCGCAGAGCCGGATCCCTACGTCTACGACGGCTACATGAGCCCGGAGGACTTCGAGCTCATGCACAAGCACATGGAAGCAGACCGGCAGCAGGAAAAGGACACCCGCGCAGCTCCCGGCGATCTCTACATTGACGGGCAGCGCTTCACCGGGATCACGGAGCTGGAGATCCCGCACTTCTCACCGCCTGAGCTGGAACTCCCGGAGCTACGGCGCCCGCCCAGCATGGAGCTGACACTCACGATCACACCGGACACGGCCGGGGCTATCCTGAACGCCCTACAACCGGCGGTGCTGCGCTTCTGGGAGGCGCTCGCCGACGCCGCGAGAAAGGCGTGGGCCGAGATCACAAGAACGGTCAAAGCGGCGGGCAAGTATATGGCCCGGCTCGCTGGCAGGTGCATGGACGCCATGCTCTACCAAGCAAACGACAACCCGAAATGGTGGCACTATTACAAGCACGCCAAAAAGTACCGCGTGCGCAAGAAATACCGGCGACGACTGGAGCAGCAACTCAGCCGCAAACTGCTGGCCGCCGCTGCTGGATAGGAGGTGGACACATGAGCAAACCGTACAGAGTATGCCCGAAATGCGGCGCACATTTAGACCATGGCGAGCCATGCGACTGCGAGGATCGCGTGGAGCAGGAAGTGGCACAGAGCGCAGCAGACACGGCAGCACAACCGGCGACCGGAGACGAGAGCGAGCCCGTACTCATGCCGGTGCTTATGACCGGCGCATGACCGGCGCACGGTATGAGACATGCCGGGAGTGCGGGCTGGAATGGAATGTAAGCAAGCAGGCCGCGATCCCGTGGAGCGGCTACCTCTGCCCGGTATGCAGAGGGAAAATACGAAAGGAGGCGCAGGCCCGTGAAAGTAGTCCAGACACGAACACCGGGAACCGTCGCCGTAGACTACAGTGCGATCCCTTCTCACCAATCTGACAACATGTGCCGGACGCTGATCGGCTGCGTCGGCAGATTGTTTGAAAACCCGGCCGTCATGGCCGACTATAAACGCTGGCAGCAGGAACGCCAGCAGAAAGGAGAAAACACATGCAACCCATAAACGTGCTGAGCTTATTCGACGGAATATCGTGTGGACGCGCGGCCCTGGAGAGAGCGGGCATTCCCGTGGCCCAATACTATGCGAGTGAGATCCTGAGCGACGCAATCAAAATAGCGCACAAGAACTACCCGGACACGGTAGATCTCGGAGACATTACAAAGATAAGCGACGAAACAATGGACGCCTTGCCTAAAATCGACTTACTGATCGGAGGATCACCGTGCCAAGATCTCAGCGTTTACAAGTTCGATCGCGGAGAATGTACCGGCCTAAACGGTGAAAAGAGCGGGCTATTCTATCACTACTTGCGAATTTTGAAATACATAAAACCGTGTTTTTTTCTGCTCGAAAACGTCCCCATGCTGAAACAATGGGAGGACACAATCTCCGACCTGCTGGGAGTCAAGCCGATCCTTATAAATTCGAGTTTAGTGTGCGCGGCAGACAGAAAGAGACTTTATTGGACGAATATTCCCAGAGTGTCACAGCCGGAGGACAAAGGGATCGTGCTCGCGGATATTGTACAGAACGCTGACGAGGTGCCTCAAAAATACTGGTACAACAAGCCGTTCACCTATAACGGAGACGACGAAAAGGTGCAATGCACCCTTCAAATGAAAGGCCATAAGCACATGAAAGAGGTTTACAACCTCAAAGGGAAATGCGCAACACTGACAACTTGCAACGGCGGGAATTTACAGAAAAAGGTATATCAGGACGGGCGGTGCCGGAAACTGACGCCGCTTGAATACGAACGGCTCCAGACTCTACCGGAGGGCTATACAGAGGGGATCTGCGACACGGCGAGATACTCGGCTATTGGCAACGGGTGGACGGTTGATGTTATCGCCCACATTCTCAGGCACATAGACAAAGACGAGCAAAAGCCGTCCGAAAGCGTCGAGAATCTGAAAGCTCCAAAAGGCGAAACCGAGCGCAAAGAGCTGGAAATTCAGGAAAAACAGAAAAAGCCGGAAAAGGCACCGGACGATCCGATCGCCGCCTTTAATGCCGTAACACAGCTGAAACAACTCGCAGACGAACGCAAAAAGCTGGCGGCAATCAACCCAAACAACAACAGATTTACAAACGACGTCCTCACCATAGAGTACGCACTCACTGTACTGGAAACTGTATGCTAAAAGAAAGGAGCAAAGACATGAGAAACGAGGTTATTTTTGACAATCGGGGGATCCCGGACATTATGGTGGTATTCACACCGGACGAGCTGGGACTCCCGGCAGAAATCAGAGGCAAGGCCGTGAAGGAGTACGCGATCAGCAAGTACCCCAACACCCTGATCGGGGGCGTGCCCTACTCCATGCCCTACCAGCAGCCCGCCGTGAACATCAACCACGACGAAACGATCCGGCTCTGCGAGGCCAAGGGGCCCGGCTGGCACCTTCTGACTAATGACGAGTGGGCCGCGCTGGCACACCAGAGCCGCAAAAACGGTACCCTCCCCCGCGGGAATACAGACTGCGGAAAGAGTCACAGCCACCCGGAGGAAACCGGCACTACATACAAAGACAGCAGCGGTAGCAGTAAAACCCTGACCGGCTCCGGCCCGGTGACATGGAACCACGACCACACAGCCGAGGGCGTCGCTGACATGTGCGGCAACGTCTGGGAGCACGTCGGCGGGATCCGCTTCGTAGACGGGCAAGTGCAGGTGATACCGGGAAATGAGGCGGCAGCAGGCGCGGATCAGTCCAAGGACTCAACAGAGTGGACGCCTCTTTATACGGCAGACGGCGACACTATTTACTACAACGTGGAGGACGGAGGGATCAAGCTCCGGCCAGTAGCACAGGACGGCACGGACTACGACGGCGTGGAGTTCAGAGAGCTGGACGGCTCAGCGCTGGACGTACCGGAGAAGCTGATCGAGCTCGGCCTCTATCCTGCGACCGGATATGACGGCACAGACTATTTCTGGCTGGACACGAACGGCGAAAGGATCGTGTTCCGCGGGGGCGACTGGAACTACGGTGCGCACGCTGGTGTGTTCTGCTTCCACGGGCACGAACTCCCGCGCGCGTGTCACCACGGGCGTGGGCTTCCGCTCCGCTTTAATTCGATACTCTGGCGGCTCTGGCGCTCTGGATAATCTGGACACCGAAGCCACCGATCTGAGCAGCGCACCGCTGGAAGTCAAAGACACAATCAAGGCCAACGCCGAAAAACTGGAGCGCAAGGACACCATGACGGAGATCACGAAAGACTGGCCCTTCCCTCTGCCTGACACGTTGCCGGGCATGATCCGGCTGACACTCGCCAAGGTGCTGACAGATATTTACACCGCCGCAGGCGGGCAGGACGCACTCAGCTTCCAAAGCCTTGCCTACAATGCAACCGAGGCAGAAATCAAAGAAGCGATCCCGCTTGCCTCACATCTTTCACAGATCAATATAGCGGCCGAGGCCATGCGGCGCAGCATGGAGCATATGAAGCTCGCTGCCACCACTTCGCTGACGCTGACACTCGGAAAGGAGACAGCCGACCATGAATAACCTCCGGGAAGTATTTCAGAAATATGGAGCAGTTGTGTTCTTCGACGTAGAGACGACCGGACTCGACGCCAAAACCTGCCGGATCATAGAGCTTGCGGCGATCAGGATCGAGCCCAGCACAAACGGCATTATACACATTTCAAAGAAAATGGATAATTTCATAAAACTGCCGGAGGGCCAGCAGATCCCGGAGAAGATCGTCGAGCTGACCGGGATCACCGACGAGCAGCTGGAAGCCGAAGGCGTACCGGAGGCCGACGCTGCAGCAAAATTCACCGAGTTAATAAGAGACAACCGGGGGCCGGTGCTTCTGGTGGCTCACAACGCACAATTTGATCTTTTATTCACCCGTGAAATGCTCTGGCGACATGCTGGAGACGGCGAGGAAATGTTCGAGGCGGCCGACTATCTGGACAGCCTGACAGTGTACAAAGATCGGCGAGACTGTCCGCACAGTCTGGAAAACGCGATCGCGGCCTATCGTCTGGGGGACAAAGTGCAAAACACCCACCGGGCAAGCGACGACGCGGCGGCACTGTTTGAGGTATGCAGAGCCATGGACGACGAACGGCCCGATCTTCTGGAATATGTGAACACCTTCGGCTATAACCCGAAGTATGGAGTCAGTGGCTATCAGATCGACGGCGTGTCCTACTGGCCGCAGCGTTCTAACAAATACATGCAGCCACGCGGCCGAACACTACCGGCTCTGATGAAGAAAAGGAGGAAATAAACAAAGACATGATAAACACGAAAATAGAGCGGCCCGCCCTACTACGGAAAAACCGCTCTGCGGGCTATCGCAAGAGACGCAAACGGTCCACGCTCATTTTACACCGCTTCGCTCAATTTTTCAAGCGGCCAAGCTGTCTGCAAGCGCTGGCGCTGGCGCTGGTGGCTCTGTCTGTTTTCTCCCTGCTGCACTGGCTGATCGTTGCGGCAAACGGCACGGACAAGACGGTGGCAAGTATGCCGGAAACACCGACACCAACGCCCACTCAAAAAGCGACGGAGGCCCCGGCGTTCGTGTTTGTGGACGGTGAAGGGCACCCGGTAGACTGGGAGCGACTGACGGACGCATGGGCGGCAGAGGCGGGCCAAGAAAAACGCTACAACCTGACAGACGCCGAGCGACTGGAGATCGCGCAGGTAATCACCGCAGAGGCCGCGGGCGAGCCCTTCGCTGGCAAGGTGGCCGTGGCCCAGTGCATACTCCAGACATGTGAGGACGAGGGACTCAGGCCCGCCGAAGTTCTGGAAAAATATAAATACAGCAGAAGGCGGCCAGAACCTACCGCCGAAGCTCTGGAGGCCGTGGAGGCCGTGTTCGACTTCGGGCACGTTGCCACCAGTGAGCCGATCCGCTACTTCTACGCGCCGGATCTCGTGGAAAGTAACTGGCACGAGTCGCAGGTGTACGTTATGACGATAAACAACCACAAATTTTTCAAAGAAAATAACCACTGAAAGAAATCATCAACCAAAAGGAGGTAGACCATGGCAGGTAGTACAAAGGCTGCCACGCAGCAGCAAACCGCAGAAACACCGCCGCGGGAGGCCATGAGCCTGCAAGAGAAGTTTGTCAAGCTCCGGGAGGCCGTGCCTGCAATCACGCAGCGCCAGCACTCTGAGGGCGTACAGTATAAATTTGCAAAGATTTTCGACGTTTACGCACTTCTCACCCCGGCCATGAACCAGTACGGCGTCAACTTCGACATAGTGGCCGAGAAAGCCACCAGACACTCCGAAAATGGCGATCCCGTGTATTATTCACATTTTCAGCAAAACACCCAGAGAGGGAGCCTGATCGTGTGGGTGTATGAGGCAGACCTGACGATCCGCTGGACAAATGCGGACGATCCGGAGGACATTCTGGAGGTAACGCTGCACGCGATCGGAACCAATGACGGCGGCCCGGATAAAGCCAAGGGCTCCGCGTGGACGTACTGCCTCAAATACTACCTTTTTGAAAAGTTCGGCATAGATCAGGGGGACGAAGATCCAGACATGAACGACCGAAGCAGCACCGCGCCGCAACCGGCCCCAAATCGCCCCACAGCGCCTCAAAACGGCGCAGGCGGTAGAAATACCCAGTCGGGCGGCCAAACGGCCCAGAACGGGCACACAGGCGCTCAGAGGCCCCTCACAGACGCACAGCTCTCCCGCATGTATCGCAAGGGGGAGGACGCCGGGATCACTCAGACGCAGATCGACGACGAAATAGACCGGCAATACGGCCACAAGGATCCTCACAACCTGACACGCGCCCAATATGATGAAATCTGCAAACGACTGGACGCCGCAAAGAGACAGCAAGGACAAGGAGGAACCTCAAATGTTTAACCATGTAGGGCTTCTGGGCCGTCTGGCTCAGGAACCGGAAATCAGATACACGCAAAGCGGCACACCCGTGGCGAACTTTGATCTCGCCGTGCAGGTGCCGAGCAAAGACAAGAACACCCCGCCCGACTATATCCCGATCGTATGCTGGGAAAAGTGGGCCGAGTTTGCCGGGCGTTATCTCACCAAAGGCCGCCAGATCGTAGTCGAGGGACGGATCACCACCCGGAAATATACCGGCGACGACGGCAAAAAGCATAAAGTCGTAGAAGTCAACGCCTCCCGCCTCTATTTTGCCGACAGCGGCCAAGGAGGCACCGGGGACTATGACGGGAGCAGCCCCACATAACAGAAAGGAGGCAGGGTTATGGCGCAGGACGCAAAAAAAGGCTTTTTACTCTATTACGACTACCGAAAGCACCTCGCACTTCTGAGCGACGAAGATCGCGGAAAGCTGCTCATGGCTCTGCTGAACTATGGGGAGCACGGAGACATACCGGAGGATCTGGGCGACATGGCTTTTATGGCTTTTTCCTTCATAACCGGGCAAATGGACAGAGACGCCCAGAAGTATGCGGAAACCTGCCGGAAACGTAGTGAAGCAGGCAAGCAGGGCGGGCGGCCTAAGAAGGAAATCGGGAAGCGGGAAAAAGCAGAAAAAGCAAATGCTTTTTCAGAAAAGCAGACCGAAGCAAAAAAAGGTGATACAGAGAAAGAAACAGATACAGATACAGTAACAGATACAGATACAGAAAAGGGAATAGATATCTCTACCCCCTACCCCCTAAAAGGGGGGCAGCAGGATCCTGTCCCGTATTCTAAAATCGTGGAGCTTTACCACTCGATCTGTATCAGCTACCCGAAGCTGAGAGCAGTCGAAGGGAACCGAGAGAAGCAGATCGCGGCACGCTGGAAAAAATATAAATCTCTCGACGCCTTCCGGGAGTTATTTGAGAAGGCCGAGGCGTCGGACTTCCTGAAAGGGGAAAACGATCGAGCGTGGACGGCTGACTTCGACTGGCTGATACGTCCCACGAATATGAGCAAAGTGCTGGAAGGGAAATACGACGGCAGCGCAAAACCAAAAACCGGAACCGCACAGCGCCAAACTGGAGGCAAGCCCTCCACCATGGACGTGCTCGCCGGTATTATCGCAGACGAGGAAGGAGGCGGCGACTTTTGACAAAGGCAGACGCGGCAAAGCTGGTGGCGATCGTCGTCACAGCCTACCCAAATTATGACAAATTCAGAGACGAGGCAGCAGTCACGGCCACGGTGAGCCTCTGGGCCTCAATGTTTCAATCAGACGACGGCCGGATCGTGGCGCTGGCCCTGAACAAGCACATAGCAACAAACAAATGGCCGCCCAGTGTGGCAGAGATCCGGGAACTCATGCTGGAGCTTGTGCGCCCTGACCTCATAGAACCGGATCGGGCGTGGCTCGCAGTCAGCGACCTTCTGTACACGACCGGGGAAAACAATCACGGCGACCTGCACCTGCAACTCCCACCGCTGGCCGCCCGCGCCGTCGAGGCGATCGGGTATTACAATCTTTACGAAATGCACCGGAGTTGTTACCGGGGAGGCAAGCCCGGCATGGATCGCGTGGCCTTTATGGATATTTACAAGCCTATGTACGAGCGGGAGAAACAGCGGGCCATGACACCGGAGGGACTCACCTCACAGATCGACGCCGTGGCCGCCGCCATTCCTGACAAGGGCCAACGCCTACTCGCTGACCGGGAACAAGCCCGCAGGGAACACGACGACACCATGAACCGGATCACATACGGCTGGAGCCGCAAGGCTCTGGAAGCGGCAGAGGCACCGCCCGAACTCACAGACGGGGAGGCGAACAACTAATGCAAATCATAACCGGAGAGGCCGCCGAAGCGCTGCGCCTGCTGCCAGCTGCCTGCTGCAGCACATGCGTGACCTCACCGCCCTACTACGGGCTAAGGGACTACGGAGCGGCCGGGCAAATCGGAAACGAGCCAACGCTGGACGAATACACCCGGCGACTCGTGGAAGTATTCAGAGAAGTGCGCAGAGTCTTAAAAGACGACGGCACCCTCTGGCTAAATGTCGGCGACAGTTACGCAACAAAGACGGCGGCGGGAGGTATCAAGCGCAAGGATCTGATCGGGATCCCGTGGCTGCTGGCCTTCGCACTCAGAGCAGACGGGTGGTACCTACGGGCTGACATTGTATGGAACAAGCCCAACACCATGCCGGAAAGCGCGAAAGACAGACCGACAAGGGCCCACGAGTACATTTTTCTGTTAAGCAAAAGCCGGGGCTACTTCTACAACGCCGAGGCGATCAAAGAACCGGCCGTAGGTTTTCCGGGGAGCCAAAACCCGAACGCCAGACGCCGGGGCAACACAAAGACATTCAGAGGCGGCAACGCCTACACACACGACAAAGCGGCAAAGAATAGCACCCACGCGGAAAGAAACAGCAGCGGCAACACTCCGAACGAAACCGGCAAAAGAAACCGGCGCACCGTCTGGACAATCGCCACGAGGCCCTACAAGGGCGCACACTTCGCCACATTCCCGGAGGAACTGGTGCGGCCCTGCATACTGGCAGGCAGCAGGCCCGGCGACACTGTTCTGGATCCGTTCTGCGGCAGCGGGACTACTGGCGCGGTGGCAATTCAGGAGGGGCGGGACTTTATCGGGATAGACATAAACCCAGAATATATCAAATTGAGCGAGCGGCGGATCGGAGAAGCTGCTCAGAAAGGAGCAACACCATGAGAAAACGGTTTATTTACATCTGCTCCCCGTGTCGGGGAGACATGGAAAGGAACATCACCAAGGCGCAGGGCTACTGCCGGGAGGCCGTCGAGCTTTTCCCGGACGTGGTGCCAATCGCGCCACACGTCTATTGCACCCAATTTCTTGACGATACCAACCCGAAGGAGCGGGCCCTCGGCATGGATCTGGGGATCTCGCTGCTGAGCATGTGCTCGGAGCTCTGGGTGTATGGTATTGACAATCCAAGCGAGGGCATGAAGGCCGAGATCGAATACGCGAAGGAGCACGGGATCCTCGTCCGGGACGCCGTGGAAGTCTACCAGCACACCGGTGAGGAACTGCCGGACACTGATCTGGGCGACGCGCTGATCGTCCTTCCCTCTCATGTCGGCAGCCTGAACGGGATCGCGGCCGTAGAGTCCACCACCGTGCGGATCTCAGGCGAGGCCGTCATGGAGCTGGCGAACGAGCTCAGGAAGCACCGCGGCCATGATATAACCATGGAGGCAGGGGCATGAGCTGGGACACGGTGCCGGGGAAAAATAGCGAGGGCTACCGGGATCCGACTGCTGCCGCCGCCCTCTCCAATGTGCAGCGAAGCCAGCGCGGGCTCCAGAGCAAGCGGGCCGGGGAATACTTCGAGAACATGATCGCCGCAAGTCTGAACTGGTACAAAGACAAGGGCGTGGGCTTCGTCGAAAAGACGCCGGAGCCTATGCGCCCGCTACGGCCACCAAATCGGCTGGGCCAGTTCCTTGCCTGCTACACCAAAGCGGGGCAACCTGATTTTAAGGGCACACTAACCGGCGGCCGGGCCGTGGTATTTGAGGCCAAGCACACCGACAGCGACCGGATCGAGTACGGGCGACTGACTCAGGAGCAGATCAACAGCCTGACAGAGCACCACCGCCTCGGCGCTGCTGCCTTCATCATGGTGAGTTTCGAGCTCCAAGACTTCTACCGGGTGCCGTGGGAAACATGGCGAGACATGAAAAGCATATACGGACACAAGCACATGACACGGACGGAGCTTGAACCCTTCCGCGTGAAATATATCGCCGGAGTGCTCAAACTACTGGAAGGGTTATACCTCGAATTAAACCAGCAGCGCGGACACTGGGAGCAGCCTCTCGGGGAAAATTTCAGAACGTGCTCAAATTGTGGCATTTCAATGGGGCTGACAGAAGACGAGAACCTCGACCGCTTCAAATACTGCCCGCTCTGCGGCACGAAAATGGACGAATAGAAAGGAGCGAACACATGAACAACGCATTATTAAGCAGCAAGAACCTGAGTTGGTGCACACCGGCCGACTTTTTCGCAGAGCTGGATCGTGAGTTCCATTTTGATCTCGATCCGGCCGCGACCGATAAAAGCGCCAAGTGCGCGAGATACTTCACACCGTCCGACGACGGCCTAAAAATGGACTGGGGGGGGAGTCGCGTGTTCTGCAATCCTCCGTATGGCCGCCAGATCGGCGACTGGGTGCAGAAAGGCTACGAGGAAAGCCAGAAACCGGGCACGCTCGTGGTTATGCTCATACCTTCAAGGACGGACACCTCATATTTTCACGATTACATACTGCACGGGAAGGCCGACGAGATCCGCTTCCTGCGGGGGCGGCTCAAATTCACGGACGAGGACGGAAACGCAAAGGACGCGGCACCCTTCCCCTCTGCCGTCGTTGTGTGGCGTAGCCCGGACATGGCCCAGAGCGTCAAGGACATGGTGCTGGAGCTGATCCGGGGCGAGGCAATGACGGCGAACGAGATCGCGGCCGTTCTGGCTGGCAGGGGCGCAAAGGTAAGCCGCAGCGACGTGGGCCCGATCCTCACAAAAGCGCAGGCAGCAGGTAAAGCAAAGAACGCCGGGAAACGAGTGTGCAGCGTGACGGGGCGCTCCGCAATCGTCTGGACGGCCGTTTCAAATCAATAAAAGGAGGGAAACAAAACCATGAAGAAACCCAAAAACAGAGGCAAAGTCAACCTCGAAACTCTGGCCGGTGGTGCATTCGCTGAAAAGCTAAACGAGGCACTCGTGCAGGTGGCTGACAATATCCAGAACCCGAACACAGAGGCCACCACCAAGAGACAGATCAATGTGACAATCAAATTTGCACCAAACAAAACCCGCCAGCTCGTCAACACCCAGATTGCTGTCACGACCAAACTCGCCGCCACCGAAGCGATCGACACTCAAATGATTATGGGCGTAAATATGAGAACCGGCCAGCTTGAAATAGCGGAATACGACGGCCAGATCCGGGGACAAATGAGTCTCTCCGATCTCACCCAGCCGCAGGAAAAGGCCGAGGCGGCAGCAGGCGACACCCAGCAGGCCAAAGCGGCCGAGGCGGCAGCAGGCACCAAGGAGCAGGAAGCGGCCGAACCGCAACCCACCGGAAAACCTCTGGATCTGAAAAACAGAAACAAACAGCAGCCGCAGGAAAAGACCGAGGCGGCAGCAGGCGACCTCGTACCGGGGAAAGACTTTGATCCAGAAACAGGGGAAGTGCTGAACAACGGGCAGCCGGTAGACGATCAGAAAAAAATAGTTGTAATCGGCCAAAGAGCCGCGCAAGCATAAAAAGAAGGAGGACAAACACATGGAAGGTATCAAGGAGGCAATCGCATTTATAACAAATCTGGCGGTAAAGGCAGAAAAGCCCGAAGTTGTGGAGATTAACGGGAGGACGTACTGCACGAAAGACCTCAGACGCTACGATCCGGCAGATAAGGCAGAGCCGATCAAGGCGACCACCCTCACGTCTCTGGTGGACTACATAAAGGAAAGCCGGGAAGAACTGCGGGATCGTATGATTATTCAGGTAATAAGCGCCACAAAGGTGCTGCTCTATTCTGGACTACTGCCGGAGCGGGATCGCGAAACTCTGTTTGAGGTGAACGCCCTGCTGCCGCAATTTGAATATGGCCGGGAGTACGATCAGGAGAGTTTTCTCGTCTCCATGCAATCGTGTTTTATGCCGAGCGAGGATCGCGAAGCCGTCACTATTCTGGCGAGCAATATCACCAACACACAAGAGCAGGCATACTCGGACAATGGAGTCACCCAGCAGGCAGTAATGAAGACCGGGATCACCACGAAGGGGAATGTGCTGGTGCCGAACCCCGTCAACCTGATCCCCTACCGCACATTTCTGGAAGTAGAGCAGCCCGCGAGCGACTTCATATTCAGGATCAGCGAAGGCAGGGGCGGCGCTCCAGCGTTCAAGCTCGTGGCAGCAGACGGCGGGCTCTGGAAGTCTCAGGCCGTTGAAAACGTGAAGAAATACCTCACCGAAGCATTGAAAGATATACCAGATCGCAACCAGATCACCATTATTGCATAAGAACCACGGGAGGGCTCCAAACCCTCCCGCAATATGAAAGCACATAAAAGCAAAGGAAAGCAAAGGAAAGCAAAGGAAAGCATAAAAAGCAAATGCTTTTAGTTAAAAAGGGGCGAAAACATGAAAGCAATAACTGTATGGCAGCCATGGGCCGGAGCTCCGGCTGCCGGTATAAAAGAAAACGAGACGCGCAGCTGGCCCACAAAATACCGCGGGCCGATCGCGATACACTCGGCCATGAAGGCGATCCAACACACATGGAGCAACCTCTATATGAACGACGAAGCACGGGAGGTAATCTGCAAGCGGCTGGAGCTGCCGGAGATAATCGACGGCCCGGCAACCTTCCCAATGGGCTGCATACTTGCCACCGCCGAGCTCGTGGACTGTATCAGGATCACGCCGGAACTCGTCGCCACGCTCTCAGCTGACGAGCTGGCCCTCGGTGACTACACTCTGGGCCGGTATGCGTGGAAGCTGGCAAACGTCCAAAAGCTGCCGGAGCCGATACCAGCAAAAGGAAGGCAAGGGCTCTGGAACTGGGAGGCGTGCCTGCTGCTGAGACATAAAGGCCGCGACAGCTGGGATCGTCCAGTTTATGAGGACGAAAGCGGGAAGCTCTGGAAAGACGTTGAGCCAAGAGCCGACGACGGGCCGAAGTTATGCAGCGCTTTGTATAATGCCTTCGACGGAGAACCGGACACACCTCTGGAGGCTATGGGGCGATACAAGGACAAGGTGATCGTATTCATACCGAAGCGCGACACATGGACATGGTAAGGAGGCGAGCACATGGGAACAAGCACATGTAAGAGTTGCGGGAAGCCGATCCGCTGGATCCACACCCGCTCCGGCCGTTCAATGCCGTGCGACACTCGGCCGGTAAACTACCGCATAAAGCCCGGAGGCAGCACAAAGCTGGTAACGCCTGCCGGGGACGTGATAAGCTGCGAAACAGTGGACGATCCGGCAGAGGCTCAGGGCTGGGGCTATACGCCACACTGGAGCACCTGCAACGCGCCGGACTCGTTCAGAAAGGGGTAATCATGGCAAGAAAAAAGGAAACAATCGAAGCCAGAGCGGTGAAGATCGCCGCCAAGGTAATGCAGGCCGCTGGCCTCTGCCGATATGACAGCCAAGAGAAATGCCACCGGGTGTACGTTGACGAAAAGACGTGCGACGAGTGTATGAGAAAGTGGCTACTCTCCAAGGCACGCAAAGAACTGAAAAACGAAAAGGAAGGAAAAGAAAAATGATCGCACTAAACATTTTACTGGGGATTGTGTTCACTATTCTGCTAATGGAAATAATCGTCGAAAAAGACGCGCACAGACACAGATCGTTCACTATTGCATTTACGGCCGTAACTGCTCTTATTATCTGCGCAAACACAATTTTTTAAGGAGGACACACAAAAATGGGATATAAACCGAAAATCATCACCGGAAAAGTGACCGGGACGGGCTGGCCGATTGACGGCCATGTGCTCTACCTCTCCCAGTGGGACTATGACAACCGCGACAGCTGGCACCTCTACGGCTGGGACGACGCCGACGACGAGGCCGTCATGGAGACAATGTTCACCACCGAGACGGAGGCCGGGCTCTGCTGCTACGACACGCTGGAGGACTTCGCAAAGGACTGGAAGGCAAAGAAGTGGGAGCCGCAGGGCGTGTTCTGTCTGGAGCTGGATCAGGTGGAAGTCATAGAGGTGAAACAGGAAGAACAAAAGGACGACACCCGCGAGAAGCTCCGACAGTTCGGCATTGACCTGACGCCGAGGAAAGACGGCGAGAAGGGCGGGATCCTCTGCCTGCCTCTCGACGAGAACCTGAACGGGGACACCAAGGCCAAGCACCCGGACTGGGAGCTGATCGACTGCCCGAACTGCGGGCGCAAGTGCTGGAAAGCTCCTGAAGCTGAGAAGCTCAAAAAAGAGCAGGGCGTCCAGTGGCTCTGTACACGCTGCGCTCTGGAGGCGGGCCTCGTCTCCCCCTACCGGCAGAACAACACACCGCACCCGGAGGGGAACCGGGCGCAGAGAAGGAGGGCAAAACGTGAAAAAAGGAAATAACAAGCTCTACGCTCTCACCCTTCTGATCGCGGGCCCGGCATGGATCGCGATCCTGATCGCAAAAGGCCGCGGCACAATCGGCATAAACTGGCCCACCGCTATTCTGGGGGCCGTCTGGGTACCGGCGCTCACTCTCGCCGCCCTTCTGGGGCTCACCGGCGTGCTCGTCCTGCTCCATGCGGCCACGAAACGGATCCGCGAATGGAAACGCCGCCGGAAAGTCGCCCGGACGCTCTGGGAGTCCATGGAGGGCCTCACGCTGAACAATATCGGCCCGATCTACGGCATAAGACGGCAGCCGGGCGAAAAGAACCGGAGCTACAAGCGCAGGATCCTGAAAGCGGCCCGGACACTGGACACCGTGAACGTGCAGAACGCACCGACACCGGCAACCGGCCAGAAGCTCGACACGATCGCCAAGAAGCACGGGCTCAGGCGCTACCCGCACGAGACAGACGAGCAGCTCCAGAACCGGATCCGGGAGGCCGTTCTCAAAAATCTGGAGGGAGGGCACAAAAATGGCAGAGTATAGACCAGAGGCCGAGCCGAAAGCATGGGCTGACGGCGTGCCGGTATTCTGCGCACACGACGCGATCGTGGACGTCGCCAAGCTGGTGCCGAACCCGAAGAACCCGAACCAGCACCCGGACAGCCAGATCCAACTACTCGGCCGGATAATCAGGCAGGCGGGCTGGCGGCAACCGATCACCGTCTCGAAGCGCTCCGGCTTCATAGTGAAAGGCCACGGACGCCTCGCTGCAGCAGTTCTGGAAGGAATGAAGGAAGCACCGGTGGACTATCAGAACTACACCACCGAGGCCGAGGAGTACGCCGATCTGGTGGCTGACAACCGGATCGCAGAGCTGGCAGAGACAGACAACAAGCTGCTGGCCGACATTTTCGCAGAGATTGACACCGGCGAGATCCCAATGGAGCTGACCGGGTACACGGAGGACGAGGTGGAGGGACTCGTCACCGCGCTGTCAGAAGCCCTCCACAATGACCTGAACGAACCGGACGAAATACCGGAGACGCCGGAGCCGGAGGAAACAGTCACCCAGAAGGGTGATCTCTGGATCCTCGGCCGCCACCGTGTTGTCTGCGGAGACGCCACCAGCGAACCAGATCGGGAGCTGCTGCTGGACGGCGCACACCCGGAGATCCTGCTCACCGATCCACCCTACTGCTCCGGCGGCTTCCAAGAGTCCGGGAAAGTGACCGGATCCATAGGCTCGAAGCAATCGGACGGAAAAGGCGGCTACACCACGCCGACGATCAGCAGCGACAACCTCTCAACGCGAGGCTATCAGGTGCTAATGAAGGCCGTACTCGGAGTCGTTGACGTCAAGGTGGCATATATCTTCACCGACTGGCGCATGTGGGTGTATTTATTCGACCTCGTGGAAGGTTCCGGCCTCGGCGTGCGGAATATGATCGTGTGGAACAAGAAAAGCCCCGGCATGGGGAACGGCTGGAGGGCTCAGCATGAGCTCGTCATGTTTGCACACCGTACAAAGCCAAAGTGGGACAATCACAAGGGCTACGGCAACGTACTGGAGGCCACGCGCTCAGGGAATGAGCTCCACCCGACACAAAAGCCGGTGGAGATACTGGAGAAGCTGCTGGACAACACCGAATGGGCCGAGGGCGTGCTCGATCCCTTCGGAGGCTCAGGCACGACACTGATCGCAGCCGAGAGCGCCGGACAACCTGCCTACCTCATGGAAATGGAGCCCCGGTTTGTGGACGTGATCGTGCGGCGCTTCATCAAAGCCACCGGCAAGACGAGCGGGATCGAGCTAATAAGGAAAGGCAAAACAGTGGGCCGTGACCGCTACGAGCACTTTTTCGCGGAATAGAACGACAAGGAGGTGGAAGCCATGGCAAAGGAGAAGCAGCCGAAGGAAACCGACGAAATAAAGCAAAGGCTGGAGAGTTACGCGACGCTCCAGCGGAAAATTGACAACCAGATCGAGAGGCTGGAGAACCTGATCGCGACCATGGGCTCCCCTTCCACCCCGAACCTCACCGGGCTGCCGAGCGGAGGCGGTGACGGCACGAGCAAGATCGAGAGGCAAGTCGCCAGAAAAGACGAGCTGGAGGAAAAGATCCGGCGCATGGTAAAGGAGGAACGGCAGCTGCGCAGAGAGCTGGAGCAACTCATTGAGAAGCTGAAAAACCCGGACGAGCAAACCGTCATTGAAATGCGGTACATAGACCGGGCGAAGTGGTGGAAAGTATGCGCGGCCCTCTACTCCACCGAGCCGGACTACGAGGAAAAGGCCGACAAGTACCTGAAACGCACCTTTAAGCTCCACGGCTCTGCCCTACAAGCCCTCGCAAGGCTGAACATAGAAGAACCCGGCAACGGATAAGAACGCCCGCCAGAAAGCCACACACGGCCTCTGGTGGGCTTTTTCTCTGCTCTGGTGGACAACTCAGGGAGCAAAGGGGATAAAAGGGGATAATAAGGGATTGTAAGAGACAAGGCAAAGGTGCTACTCTGTACAATACGGCAACCGTCTGGAGAGCTCGAAAGGCTCCGGGCGGTTTTTCTATGCCCTAAACCTCCAGAAAAAAACCGGGGGGAGGGTAAATTTTCAGGAAGGAGGACGCCTGCATGAGTGACCTATTCTACACCGGGCGATCACACCGCACGAGCGGAGCCTTCTCTGTAACCATGCGAGACGGGGCGAAGCTCGCAAAGAAGCTGGAGAAGCTAAAGGACGGAGGCGAGACGGCGATCAAGAGAACTGTGTCGGACTTTACCGCCAGAGCTCCGGCATGGGTGAGCAAAGGGATCCGGCAGCACTATGGTGTGGACACCGCAGCGATCAAGGAAGCGGGGCCCAGATTAAAACGGGGGGCCACCTCGATCAGAGTGTCCGGGGTAAGTGTTGACGGAGCCACGCTTGAATACAAAGGCAGAACGCTGACGCCGATCCATTTCAAAATGTCGCCGAAATCAAGGCCGACAGCTCAGCAGGCGAAAAAAATCAGAGTCCCCGGCCAAGCGATATCCACGGGATCCCCCGTCGCTATGGTGGGCCCGCCCAAAAAGTACACCGTCAAAGCGACCATACTCAAAGGCGGCCGTGTGTCCATGAAACCGGGAACCTTTATAGCCGCAGGAAATGGCGGGGCCTCCCTTCCATTCCAACGCACGGGGGAGGGCCGCACTCCGATCGAAGCCGTCCGCACACTATCCGTGCCGCAAATGATAAGCGGCCGAGCCAAGGACACGATCGAGGAACTGCTCAGCACCAATCTGGAGAAGCGCTTCGAACATCACGTCCAGCAGGCCATGAAATAAAAGCCAAGCAACCAAAACAAAAGCAAACAAAGCAAAAGAAATCAAACGAAGCGAAAAAAGCGAACAAAACCAACACAAAAGAAAACAAAAGCAGCGAGAAACAATCGCGCGAAAAATTTCCGACAAGCCGCAAGGTACTGTGACAGCTTTCCAGAGTCCTGCGGTGCTCGCGAGCCCAAAAGACGCGCAGGCTCCAAAAAATTTTTTTGGGGCGTTTCGTTTCGTTTGGACACCGGAAAGGAGGTGGAAGCCATGGCAGACGCGCCGAAACAAAACCTGCAAACGACGGCCATTATCGCGAAACTTTTCGACCTCGACGAGCGCCGGGTGCAGCAGCTCGCAAAGTCCGGCGTGCTCCCTGCGGCGTCCACCCGTCCGTATAAATTCGACCTTCTGCCGACGGTTAAGGCATACATAAAGCACCTGCGGGAAAAGGCCAACGGCAAGGAAGCCAAGACCGCAGACACCGCGAAAGCTGAGGCCGACAAGCTGCGGGCCGAGGCCGACCTCAAACAGAGCAAGGCCAAGATCGCAGAAATGCAGCTCAAAGAGCTGGAAGGGAAAATGCACCGGAGCGAGGACGTGGAGGCCATGACGAACGACCTCGTGTTCACTGTCCGCAGCATGATAATGGCGCTGCCCGGCCGTCTGGCTATGGACGTAGTTCAGGCAGCCAGCGCGGCCGAAGCCTCGGCTCTGATCCGCTCCGAGTGCCACAAGATCCTGAACGAGCTCGCGGGCTACCAATACGATCCCGAAGCATACAAGCGGCGGGTAAGGGATCGCGAAGGCTGGAGCGAAGCGCTCGCAGATGAAACCGACGAGTAAAAGAGCCGCAAAGAAGCTAAACGCGGCCATAGGCCCGGCCGTCCGCAACTTCAAGCCGCCGGAGGATCTAACGGTGGCAGAATGGGCCGATAGACACCGCCGCCTATCGCCGGAAACCTCCGCAGAGGCAGGCCCGTGGCGCACGGAGCGCACGCCCTACCTCCGGGAGCCTATGGAAGCGTTCACCGATCCGAAGGTGAAAAAAATCGTCATGGTGGCGGCCTCTCAGGTGGGGAAGTCTGAGCTTGAGCTGAACATAATCGGCTATATCATAGACCAAGATCCGGGCTCTATCCTCTATGTGCAGCCCTCGCTCGACGACGCCCGCAAGTTCTCCCGGCTGCGTATCGCTCCAATGATCCGGGACAGCAAGGTGCTGAAAACCAAAGTCTCGGACGTGAGGACGAGGGACTCAGGGAATACGATCCTCCAGAAGTCCTTCCCCGGCGGTATGCTGACGATCACCGGATCCAACAGCGCCTCGGCTCTGGCCTCTACTCCGGCCCGGTACATAATCGGCGACGAGCGCGACCGCTGGGCCATAAGCGCCGGAACTGAGGGCGATCCGTGGGCTCTGGCCGAGGCCAGACAGACCACGTTCTACAATGCGAAGGCCGTCGAGGTATCAACGCCGACCATTAAGGGCTCGTCCAATATCGCGGACAGCTTCGAGCAGGGCACACAAGAGCGCTGGTGCCACCAGTGCCCTGAGTGTGGCGAGTACGGCGAGATCGTATTCGACCGGATCCACTTCGACCACACCCACAAGCGGATCCGCGGGAAGAAAGTCTACAAGATAACCGGCCCGATCACATGGGCCTGCCCTCATTGTGGGTGTATCAGCACCGAGGAAACCATGAGGCGGCAGCCTGCGAAGTGGATCGCAGAGAACCCGGAGGCATACGCCACCGGCGTGCGCTCCTTCTGGCTGAACGCCTTCTCGTCCCCGTGGACACCGTGGGAAAAAATCTGCCTCAAATTCCTGCAAGCGCTGGACGATCCTCAGAAGCTAAAAGTCGTTTACAACACGCTGCTGGGCCAGCTCTGGGAGGATCGCGGAGACATGCCGGACGAGGAAGGCATGATGGCCCGCCGCGAGGACTACGGCACCAATGCCGACGGCTCACCGGTGGAAGTACCGGAGGGCGTTCTCGTCCTCACCTGCGGAGTGGACACTCAGGACAACCGGCTGGAGTATGAAGTCGTGGGCCACGGCCACTATGGCGAAACGTGGGGCATAAAAAAGGGCTACATCATGGGAAAGCCTGACACCGACGAGGTATGGGAGCGGCTCGACGACGTGATCGAACATGTCTACCGCTTCAAGGACAGCCAGCGCGGGCTCAGGATCTCGATCACCTGCGTGGACTCCGGCGGCCACTACACGCAAGAGGTGTACCTGCGCTGCCGGGCCCGGAAAAACAAGCGCGTTTTTGCTATCAAGGGCGGCAACGGCGAGGGGATCCCCTTCGTGACACCTCCCTCTCAGGTAAAAATCGTGATAAACGGGCAGACGATCGGCAAGTGCTGGCTCTACACTCTGGGCGTAGACGCAGGGAAAGAGCTCATAATGTCAAGCGTGCTGGTGCAGGAAGCCGGGCCGAAATATTGCCATTTTCCCCTCGGCGAGTCCTACGGGTACGACTCTTATTATTTCAGCGGCCTGCTGTCTGAGAAGCTGGAGCTCACCCAGACAAAGCGGGGCAACCGCTGGACGTGGGTTAAACTCCCCGGACACGAGAGGAACGAGGCCCTCGACTGCCGCAACTATGCGCTGGGAGGCTTCAAGATCATAAACCCCGACATGCAGGCGGTGGAGAAAAGGCTCAAAAGCCTGCCAACCAAAACGACACCGAAGAAACTTGCAGCACAGCAGCGGCCGCGCCGGAACAATGCGGCCAACCTTTACAACGACGACTGGTAAGGAGGCAGACACATGACAAGACGACGAACGAAGGAAACCGTGCGTGCAGAACTGGAAAGGACGCGCACCCGGCTGGATCTCTATCTGGCCCGCGAGAAGGAAATGCTCGGCGACGGCGTGCAACTCTACGCGATCGGCTCCAGAAATTTGCAAAGATACCAGACACCGCTCACCGCTATTCAGGCTGAGATCGACCGGCTCAGGAAGCGGATCGACGAACTGGAGGCAGAACTGGCGGGAAGAACCCCCCGCCGTGCGGTGGGAGTAGTCCCCCGCGACTGGTAACGGGTAAACGCCGGGATCCCCGGCTTTACTACGGCAACGCCCGGAGGGCAGGTTTCGCTCCTTTACTCCCCCGGCGCTGCCGTTTTTCAATTCATACAAGGAGGTGAGGAAAACGAGGTACGACAAAAAGACGGGCCTTTACCTGCCGGAAACCATACGCCCGCAAAACAAAGGCTACGGCGAAGCAGGGGCAAGCTGGAGCAAGCGTGCCGTGAAAGGCTTCAACGCTCCCAGCGGCTCCGCACATGAGGACATAGACTTCCACAACTTCACCATGAGGCAGCGGGCCCGCATGTTATACATGGCCGCACCCGTGGCGACCTCAGCGATCAAAACCAACCGCACAAATGTGGTAGGCGTCGGCCTCCGGCTAAAGAGCCGGATCGACCGGGAAGTGCTGGGACTAACGCCGGATCAGGCAGAAAAGTGGCAGAAAGACACCGAGCGGGAGTTTTCCCTCTGGGCGTCCGACAAAAGGGCCTGCGACGCCACCGGCATGAACAACTTCTATGGACTCCAGCAGCTCGCGCTCGTGTCGTGGCTGCTCTCCGGCGACTGTATCGGCATAGTGAAGCAGTGCAAGCCCACGCGGCTGCTCCCCTACTCTCTGCGGGTACACCTGATCGAAGCCGACCGGATCGCGACACCGACCGGCTCCGGCCTCGGCACGTCTCTGTTATACACCACCGGGAAGAACCCGGACAACGGGAACACCATATACGACGGCGTGGAGGTAGACAAGGACGGCATGGTGGTGGCCTACCATATCCGCAGCACATACCCCTTCGAGCTCGGCGCACCGCTGAGGACGGAGTGGGCCCGCGTTCTGGCATATCAGGAACACACCGGACTCCCCAACGTGCTGCATGTCATGGACACGGAGCGCCCGGATCAATACCGCGGCGTGAGTTATCTCGCGCAGGTGATCGAGCCGCTGCTCCAGCTCAGGCGCTACACAGAGTCCGAGCTCATGGCTGCGGTGATCGAGTCCTTTTTTACTGCCTTCATAAAGACGGAGGCGTCAAAGGAGGAAATGCCGTTCAATGAGCTGAACGAGGAAGCGGAGCGCGAGCCGAGAAACCCGAACGACTACAACATGGGGCCGGGACAAGTCAACATTATGGATCCCGGCGAGGACGTCGTTTTCGCTGAGCCAAAGCACCCGAACGGGAGCTTTGACAAGTTCGCGGAGGCAATCAGCGCTCAGGTGGGCGCTGCGCTGGAGATACCGTCCGACCTGCTTCTGAAAAAGTTCAACGCCTCGTACAGTGCGAGCCGCGCGGCTCTGCTGGAGGCGTGGAAGGCGTTCAAAATGCGCAGGGAGTGGCTGGGTGACGACTTTTGCCGCCCGCTCTATGAAATCTGGATGAGCGAAGCGGTGGCCCGTGGCCGTATCTATGCGCCGGGCTTTTTTGACAATCCGGCGATCCATGCCGCATACCTCGGCAGCGAATGGCTGGGCCCGTCTCAGGGACAGCTCGATCCGGTGAAAGAAATCACCGCGGAGATCCTCGCGTGCAGCGAAGGTTTTTCCACTCACGAGCAGAGCACGATCCGGCTCAATGGCGGCCAGTGGGACAGCAACGTGGAGCGGCTGCAACGCGAAAACGAAAAGCTCGACGGGCAGACACCGGATCCGCACCAGAGCGGAGGCACCGGAGAGGCTCAGGAAGGCACTCAGGGGCCGCAGGAAGGCGACGAACCGGCAGAGGGGGACAACAACCCGCACAACCCGGAAACGGCCCGCAGGCGGGGCTCTGAGGCGCTCCGTAATCTCATTATCGCGGAGCAGATCAAACAATCCGTACAAGGAGGGCAAGCCAATGAAACACAATAGCAGGCTGCGCATGGGGCCCGCCCCGGCACCGGCAGCAGCACCAACCGCCACGGCGACGAAGTTCTGGAACGTGGCGACCGTCGGAGACGACGAGGCCGAGATCACTCTCTACGGCGACGTAATGAGCCGCCAGCCGACAGACTGGTGGACGGGCGAACCTGAGCCCGGACTCTACATCACGCCGGAGGGCTTCATGGAGGATCTGGCAGCAGTCAAGGACAAGGGGCACATCACCGTCAAGCTGAACAGCTGCGGCGGGGATCTGTACACCGGGATCGCAATCCACAACGCCCTGAAAGCGCTCAGCGGCGAGGTGAACGTCGTTGTGGAAGGGATCGCGGCCAGCGCCGCCAGCGTGATTATGTGCGCCGGTGACACCGTGACCGTGTACCCCGGATCGCTTGTAATGATCCACGGCGTCAGCGTGTTTCTCTGGGACGCGCTGAACATTCAGGACATGAAACAGCTTATGAAGGGAATGGACGCCAGCGAGCGGGCCGTGGCCGAAATCTACAATGCCAAGACCGGGATCGCGGTGGAAACCCTGCGCAGCATGATGACAAAGGAGACGTGGCTCACCGGCCGGGAGGCTCTGGAGAAGGGCTTCGCCGACAATCTGCTGGAGGACGAGGAAGATCCCGACATGAGCATGAGCCACGACCGGAAAGTCCTCTATGTCAACGGCATAGGCCACAACGTCGAGGGGCTCCGGCATATACCGGGCACGATCCCGATCCGGCAAAGTGCTAAACCGGCCGCAAGACCGGCAGCAAATAAAAGGCCGACCAACAAGGCGGCAAAACCAGAAGGAGGTAAAAACCACATGACCCTCGAAGAACTGAAAGCTCAGGAGCCTGATCTGGTGAGCCAGATCGAGCAGGCCGCAACGAACGCGGCGCAGGCTCAGGCAAGTGCCGACGCGGTGACGGCTGAACGGAAACGCCTCGCGGACATTGACTCGATCGCGGCCTCTATCCCCGATCAGCAGCTCGTCCACGACGCGAAATACGGAGACAACCCCTGCACCGCTCAGGAGCTCTGCTTCCGCGTTATGCAGCAGAGCGCAGCGTCCGGCCAGACCTTCCTCGCGAACTACGAGAAGGACGGCGCGGCCTCTGGCGTCGGCGACGTGGGCGCAGCTCCCAACGGAGGCGCGGGCGTCAATCAGGAAGAACAGGACGCCGCAGACATTCAGGCGGTAGTGGCCGCCTACAACCAGACCAAAGGAGGTACGAACTAATGAGCAGACTCGACGAAAACCTCGGCGGCGTGGGCTTCGATAACCTGATCGCCGACAGTTACCCGCCCGCGGACGTGTTCAGCGTGCAGCTGGCAGCCGGGCAGGGGATCCTCGAACGCGGCACCCTGCTGGCAAGGAAAGACGACGGCACCATGGAAATGATCGGCACAGAGACGACCGGCAAGGCGAACGCCGTTCTCTCGGATCCGGTAGACACCGGAGACGCTGAGGGCGAAACGGTGCCCGGTATCGCATACCGCACCGGACATTTCAACACCAACCAGCTGATCGTAGCCGAGGGCTACGAAATCACGGCAGTAGACAGAGAGGCGCTCCGCGTCGCGGGGATCCTGACCTCTGACGCCGTGGAAATCTAAGAAGGAGGACAGAACAATGGCTTTTAATTACTACGACACCCACCACCTGCTTGCCTCCGTGCAGCAGCTCCCGCCCCTTCACACCTTCCTGCTGGATCGCTACTTCCCCACGAACGCAGCGACCGACATTTTCGCCACCGACGACGTGCTGGTGGAATACAAGAAGGGCTCCAAGAAGGCGGCACCGTTCGTCGCTCCCCGCAAGGGTGGGATCACGATCTTGCGCGACGGCTACACCATGAAGCGCTTCACGCCTTCCTATATCGCACCGAAGCGCCCGCTCACCATTGACGACCTGAAAAAGCGCGGCTTCGGTGAGGCTCTCTACACCAAGCTGACACCGCAGCAGCGGCAGGGCGTCATTATGCTGGGCGACCTCGACGAGCTCCGCGCCATGAACATGCGCCGCAAGGAGGCCATGGCGTCCGAGGTGATTTTCACAAACGGCTGCGTCATGGACGAGTATGTGGACGACCTGCACAACTTCGAGGAAAAAGAGGTGCGGTACTACGACGGCGAGAAGAACCCGGCGATCTACACTCCGGCCGCTACTCTGGACACCACAGAGGCGAGCGGGAAGCGTTTTCTCGCAGACGTGGCAGCCATGGGCTACATGCTGACGTCCCGCGGGCTCGCCTTCACCGAGGTGCTGGTGGCTCCCGACGTCGCCGACGTGATCCTCGCGAATGAGTGGATCCTGCGCCTGCTGGATAACCGCAACTATCAGATCGGCGGCGTGGATCCTGCTGTCCTTCCCTCCGGCGCGACGAAGATCGCCCGCCTCAATGTCAAGGGCCGCATGATCGACTTCCTGAGCTACGAGGACACCTACACCGAAGTGGACGGCACCGTCAAGCCCTTTATCCCTGCTGGCATGATCGCAGCAGGCGCACCGAACGCCGGGCGCACCGTGTACGGCGCGATCACTCAGGTGGAGCAGTCCGACGGCGAGTTCCACACCTACACCGGCGTGGACGTGCCGAAGTACCTCAGCGACGCGAAGCACAATGTCCGCGAGCTGATCCTGAGCTCCGCGCCTCTCTGTATGCCGAACAACGAAAACCCGTTTATCACCGCCAAAATGCTGTAATTGAGGCGAAGAAAGGAGCAAAAGCATGGTAAAGATCAGAGTAACATGTGGAGGCTGCGGCATTGAGTACACAGACGAGCACGGCAACGCGAGGCACGCACTGAAAACGGCCGACGACGGCCCGTTTTTGTGCGACGCCAAGCAGGCCGAGCGCCTCGTCGGGCTGGGTGTGGCCGCCTATGTAACCACAAAGGAACCGGAAACGGCCGACGGCGATCAGGATCCGGGAGCTACCCCGGACGCCCAGACCGGACACCTCTCTGCTGAGGATCTGGAAAAATGGGACTTCAACGACCTGCGCAAGCTCGCGGCCGACATGGGCCTGAAACCCGAAGGCAAGAAAAAGGCCGATTATATCGCCGCGATCGTGGCCGCAGAGGTTACGGCCGGTGACGACGAAGCAGAAAACGACGGCGAGGGCACGGGAGACGACGAGCTCCCGGATCTGGGAGCCGCCGATCCTGAGTAAAGGAGGCAAGAACATGATCCAAATGGTAAAAGGAACCTACGGCCGCAAGGTGAACGGGCGCGTGGAGCCTATGACGAAACGCTCCGGCCCCTTCTCTCTCACCGAGGCACGCGAGGCCGAGCTGGTGGCGGCAGGTGTGGCCATGAAGGTAGAAACACCCGACAAGGCGAAGGACTACAACCGCATGAAAATGGCAGAGCTCCGCAAGGCTGCTGCAGCAGCGGGCGTGGACGCAGCCAAGGCCAAGGCGGCCAAGAGCAAAAAGGAATTGATCGACCTGCTGGAAGCTGCGGAAAAGGCCCCGCAGAGCTCCGGCAAGGAGTAACCGGGTGAGCTTCAAAGAGCAGCTCCAGAAGGATCTCGACTCTGTTTTTCTGAACCTCGACGAGTTCGCAGAGCTCCGTCGCGTGGAAGGGAAAAAGATCCCCGTCGTAGTAGACAACGACCAGCTGAACAAGCTCAAAAAGGGGCAGATCCTCGGACTCATAGAGGCCGACATGCTGCTCATGGGGAAAGAGACCGATTTTCCGGCCGATCTGGAGCCCGGCCGCCTGCTGAACGTGGACGGCCGCGAAATGCTCGTGGCGAACTCAGGCAAGGATCTGGGACTCGTCGAGGTGGCCCTGCGGCAAAATAGAACGGGCTAAGGAGGCGACAACATGACACTGACACAAAGCATTGACAAGGTGGTGAGCTGGCTCGCTGAGAATGTATGCAGCCAGATCACCCTCAAACTCCCGGACGACAACCGCAACGGCGTGGAGTACCCCGTGGAGTATGTACACCCGGCAGCCTTCCCTCTCTATGTGCCGGGGAAAGACCGGCTCCCCCCTTCGGTGCCCGCTCCGATCCCTTCGGTATGCGTGCAGCTTATGGAGGGGAGCAACGACCTGCTCAAATTCAGGCGGCAGCTCCAGCTCCGGCTCTGCCTCTCGTGCTGGAACCCCGGCGTGCATGGGGCCGAAGTGCTCCATGCGAGGCCGGACGCCTCGAAAATCGGCGGCTTTTCCTACTACCGCGTGACCGGGGAAGCTGCCGAAACATACACCCGCAATATGGAAGGCTGGCGGGACTCTCTCAACTTCGCCGACATTGTGCTGCGCGAAGTCGAAAACGCGGAATTTATAGCAGGGCACCGGCTCGTGAAGGAGTCCGGGATCAAGTACGGGCCGTTCGTCGAGGACGGCAATATCTGGGACTACTACCCGTACTGGCATAACTGGATCAGCTTCACGCTGGAGGCCGGAGTCTCTGCGGCAACACCGAAACAATACGAGGATCTTTTGTAAGAAAAGGAGGTTTTATTATGCCATATTTACACGGCGCATACGGCGAGATCGGCGACTCCAAAGTAACCGAAGTCCGGCAGGGGAGCGTGATCTGCGCCTATATCGGCACCGCACCCGTGAACCTCGTCCGGGGATATTCTGGGAGCGGGCTCATTAACATGCCGATCAAGCTCACCGGCATGGGGGACGTGCAGACCAAGGCCGGGTACTCCAAGACCGGCTGGGAGGACTTCACTCTCTGCGAGGTATTCGCTGAGCACTTCGACAACACAGAAGGGGACGTGGGCCCGATCTATATCGTGAATGTGCTCAACCCGGACATTCACCGGGACACCGAGCCGATCACCGAGGCCCTGACCGTGAAGAACAACCGCGTGGAAATCAAGAGCGCGGAGATCATTCTGGACACCTTCGCGATCGAGGACATGGCCGAGGGCGTGGACTACACCCTGAGCTATAACTTCTCCAAGGGGGCCGCCGTGGTGCAGTTCATCAAGACGCCCGCGACCGAGACTGTCACCTGCTCCTATAACACCGTGGACGCTTCCATGGTGGACGCTGCCGACATTCTGGGGAAAGAAACCGAGGAAGGCGAATACACCGGCCTGCACGCCATGAGCCTGCTCTATCAGTATTGCAACGCGGTACTGGACATTCTGGCGGCACCGGGCTGGAGCCACAACCCGGAGATCTACCGGGCCATGGTGAACACCGTCACCAAGCTGAACGGCCACTGGGACGGCTTCGTCAATGCGGACATTCCTCTGGAGGACGCAGACGGGAACCCGATCGACACCATGGAGAAGGCAAAGAAGTGGGCCGAGGCCAACGCCTACAACAACGAGCGCAGCAAGGTTTACTGGCCCAAAGTCAAGGACGGCACCGGCCGCGTGTTCCACCTCTCCACCGTGGGATCCGCCACCATGCTGCGTGTTGACCTGAGCCACAACGGCGTCCCGTTCGAGTCACCTTCCAACAAGGCGATCATGGCGACCGGCCAATACTTCGGCGAGAACTCCAAGAACCGCGGCTACGACCAGCAGAAGGCCAACGCCCTGAACGAGTTCGGGATCACGACGGCCTGCTTCTGGGGCGGCCAGTGGGTGCTCTGGGGCCCTCACACGGCTGCGTACAAGTACGAGGACAGTATCACCGGGAACATGGACGCCCGCGCGATCTTCGACGTGAACCTGCGTATGCTTATGTACATCACCAACCAATTCCAGATCGACCACGGGACAGAGATCGACGCCCCGCTCACTCCGACGGACAAGGACACGATCCTGAACGACGAGAAGCGCAGGCTCGACAACCTCAAAGGGATCGGAGCCCTGATCGGCTCCCCTTCCGTGGCATTTCTGGAGAGCGCGAACTCCGTCAACCAGATGATGAACGGCGACTTCGTGTGGGACTTCACCGTCACCAATACGCCGCCGCTTAAATCTGCGACCGCCCGTGTATGCTACACGGACGAGGGCTTCAATGCGTTTTTTGAAAGCGAAAGCGAATAAGAAGGAGGTGCAATATCATGGGAAAATGGGTAGACATTAAAGGCCCCGTAGTGGCCGACACCGTTTACTCCGACAATGTGCTGGTAGCGAAGGACACGTCCTTCACGCTGCCGGGCATTGAGTTTTTAACCGCAGACGTGCAGGCCATGGGTACAATGACCGTGCCGCTGATCGGACTTCTGGAAAATATGGAGCTCAGCGTCACGAAGATCGGCGTGGACAACGGACTCAGCCGCCTGAACCGTCTCCAGAAGCAGAACCTCGAATTTAGATGGGTGCAGAGCGTCATTAGCTCGGACGGCTCCCAGTCAACCGAGGGCTGCAAGGCGTTCGTGCGGACGCTGCCAAGCAATATCCCGGAGATCGGCGTGGAGGTGGGAAACGCGACGGAGATCGAAGCGACCTACAATGTCACGCGCCTGCAAATCTACGCGAACGGAGTCGAGGTTTTGTGCGTGGATAGACTGAACCAGATCCTCCGCGTCAATGGTGTGGACTACTACCAGAGCATTGACAATCTTCTGTAATCAACCAATAAAAGGCCGCCGGTCAATCACATGATCGGCGGTTTTGTTTTTAGAAAGGAGCAAAACCATGGAAAAGAAAGACAAGAAAAAGGACGGCACCCTGACGCTGAAAAACCCGATCCAGATCAACGGCGAAACCGTCACAGAAATGCGCTACGACATCAACGAGATCGACGGCGTTCTCTTTGCTACTGCCGAGGCCAAAAAGAAGGCGGCAGCAGGCATGAAAAACATGTCAATCTCAGCAGCGGCCGAGTTCGACTTCGGCCTCCACCTCTACCTCGGCTATGCTGCCATTATCGCAGTAAATCCGAGTTATGACTTTTCAGACATGGAGCGGATCAAAGGACACGACGTCGTGGAGGTTATGCAAATCGGGCGAAATTTTATGCTCACGTCGGACAAGGCTTCACCGGAAAGCGACTCCGACGAGCATACAGAGACTACGCCAGAGTCTACCACACAAGCACCTCAGACCTCGAAAAAAAGCCAATCATAAACTTTATTCTTGAATATGCAGAGGCGGCCGAGGATCTGGCAGAAGAACGAAAACGCGCAGAGCAGAAAGCACGGCCGCCAATAGGAAAAGCAAATTCAAAGTATAAAAGGAGGTGAGCGCATGGCGAGAACACTCGAAACCTCGATCGAGATCTCCGGCGTCCTGAGTCCGTCGCTGCAAGCAGCAATCAGGAACGCAGTTGAACAGCTGGAAGAAATGAGCGAGGAAACGCTGGAAGCTGCCGGAGCCGCCGAGCGGCTGGCTGCTGAAATCAGCACCCAAGAGTCCGTACTGAGAAACCTCGAACGGGGCTATGCTGATTTTGTAGTGAGTGGCGAGGAAGGCACCGAGGAAGCCCGCGCACTCGCGGAGCAGATCCAAGAGCTCAGCAGTGAGCTGGACGAAAACCGGGGAACGCTGGAAGCTGCACAGCAAGCAGCGGAGCGACTCGCCTCTGGTATGAACGAAACGGCCAGTGAGGCCGATCAGCTCAGGAACACGATCAAAGAGCAGGAAAACACTCTCGAAAAGCTCAAAGAGCGGTACGTCTCCCTTGCATTATCCGAGGACGACACGACCGACGAGTCGAGGGAGCTCGCCGAGCAGATCCAAGAACTGAGTGGAAATCTGAACGAGAACCGGCGACGACTCCAAGACGCAGAGAACGCCGCCGATCAGTTGGACGACTCACTGGAGCAAGTGGACGACTCGGCCCGGCTTGCAGACGAAGGCTTTACAATTTTTAAGGCCACGCTTGCAAGCCTCGCAGCAGACGCGATCCGGGCGGCAATCGACGGGATCAAAAATCTGGCAAGCAACGTCATAGAACTGGGCCAAAACTTCACCAGCACCATGTCTGAGGTGCAGGCCATATCCGGCGCAACTGGTGACGAACTGGAAACGCTGGAAGCCTGCGCCCGTGAGTTCGGCGCGACGACGACCTTCTCAGCGTCCGAAGCTGCCGAGGCCCTAAAGTATATGGCACTGGCCGGGTGGGACGTGGAGCAGTCCACGAGCGCCCTCGGCGGCGTTCTCAATCTGGCGGCGGCTTCCGGCATGGAGCTGGGCGCTGCGTCCGACATGGTGACAGACTACCTGAGCGCCTTCGGCATGGAAGCGGATCGGGCGGCATACTTCGCCGACCTTCTGGCCTCAGCTCAGGCAAGCAGCAACACCACCGCCGAGGCTCTCGGCGAGGCATACAAGAACTGCGCCGCCAACCTGAACGCAGCCGGGCAGGACGTGGAAACCGTCACCTCCCTGCTGGAAGGCATGGCGAACCAAGGCTACAAAGGCAGCGAGGCGGGCACTGCTCTGGCCGCAATCATGCGAGATATAACAAACTCCATGGACAAAGGCCGGATCAAGATCGGCGACACCTCCGTGGCTGTCATGGACGCAGAGGGCAACTTCCGCGACCTGACCGACATTCTCACCGAAGTGGAAGCCGCCACAAATGGCATGGGGGACGCTGAGCGGGCCGTGGCCCTGTCCTCTACTTTTACGGCTGACTCTACCAAAGGACTGAACCTGATCCTCAACGAAGGCATGGACAGTATCGCCGGATATGAGGAAAGCCTGCGGGGAGCCAGCGGCACAGCCGAGGAAATGGCCGCAATAATGAACGATAACCTCTCCGGTGATCTGGCACAAATGAACAGCGCATGGGAGGAACTGGGGCTTAAAATATACGAAAAATTCGAGGAACCGTTGCGCCATGCAGTGCAATTTGTAACCAACAATGTGATCCCTGCCGTCGAGTGGCTGCTGGGACACCTGCCAGAAGTCGGCGCAGTTGTCGGAGCAGTTGGAGCTCTCGTTGTTGCAATTAAGTGGGAGTCTATCGCTAAAAAATTGACAATGCTAAAAGGAGCATTGAAAGGCGTTATGTCGGCGCTGGGTGGAATATCCAGCCCGGCCCTGATTATTGTTGGAGTGATCGCTGCTCTGGCGGCTGGTTTTGTTTATCTCTGGAAAACAAACGAAGAGTTCCGCGACAAGGTGATGGACATATGGGAGAGCCTGCAAGAAAGTTTTGCAGAACTCGGCCAGAGTGTCGGGAAAATGCTCAACGAGCTGGCCCCGCTGATCCAGCATATTGCTGAAACACTTATGAACGCCTTCGCACAGATAGCCGAGGCGGTGATCCCGGTTTTGGTGGAACTGATCGGTGCAATCCTGCCGGTTATAATCGACCTGATCGGCCAAATGATCCCGATCCTGACAACAATAATTGAGAGCGTGCTCGGTGTGCTTATTGAGCTGCTCGACCAAATAATGCCGCTGATCGTTCAGATAATCGAAAGCGTGCTGCCGGTGCTGGTGGATCTCGTCAACGAGTTACTGCCAGTGTTCGCGGCAATCGTTGAGACCGTACTCGCGGCAATGGCAGACATAATATCGCAGTTGCTCCCCTCCATTATGCAAATAGTTGAGGCGGTACTTCCTGTTCTGGTGAAGTTTGTCGGCGACCTGTTACCAATGCTGGTGCAGATCGTTCAGGCGGTGCTGCCGGTGATCGTGCAGCTCGTCAACGCTCTGCTTCCGCTGCTGACTCAAATTATCAGCGCGGTGCTGCCGGTGATTGTGCAGCTAATTGAAATGCTGCTCCCTCTTGTTATGGAGATCATAAACGCGATACTGCCGACACTGATCCAACTGTTCAACACCGTGCTGCCTATACTTCTGCAACTGATCGAGGCTGTGCTGCCGGTAATCATTCAGCTGATAAATGCAATTATCCCGATCGTTGTGGAAATCATCAATGCGGTGCTTCCTATCCTGATCGAAGTGCTCAACATGCTGACACCGATCCTCGATATGATAATATCGCTTTTGCAACCGATCCTAAACTTAATAATCACGTTAGTGGAGCCAATTCTTAATTTGATTGTGACAGCAATCACTCCGCTAATTGAAATTTTTTCGACACTAATCAACGCCGTGCTCCAGCCTATTATGCCGATCCTCTCGGCGGTGGCTGATATTTTCACCACGGTGCTGGGGGCTGCGATCCAAGCAATACAGCCAATCGTGGAGAGTTTGATCTCTATTTTTCAGGGATTGATCGACTTTATAACCGGCGTATTTTCCGGGAACTGGAGTCAAGCATGGGACGGAGTTGTGCAAGTGTTCGGCGGGCTATGGGACGGCCTCGTCGCAATCGTGAAAGCGCCGATCAATGCGGTAATCGGGCTTATTAACGGAGCCATAAATGGGCTGAACAGTATCAGTGTAGACATACCGGACTGGGTGCCGATTGTAGGCGGTAGCCATTTTGGGCTCGATATACCAAATATTCCTATGCTTGCAACTGGTGGCTTTACTGACGGCGTATCAATCGCAGGCGAGGCAGGCATGGAGGCGGTTATTTCCTTCGATCCAAAATATCACTCTGAAAATGTCGCGATATGGGAAAAGGCCGGACGACTGCTCGGAACCCTCGGCACCGCAAATGCCGGGGACGGCGCAGGGCTCACCAGCAAGGCCGGGGAGCTGCTGACTCTGGACAACTTCTCACTGGGAAGTCTGGCCGACAGCGGCGGCGTAGTTATATATTATGACTTTTCCGGCTTCACATGGAGCCCACAGATCCACACGGGCGATACCGGAGACGGAGGCGACGACCTCATGGCGCAGCTTAAAGCGCACGAGGCTGAGTTCTTCGACTGGCTGGAGGAATTTATTCAAATGCGGGAGGTGGCTCAATATGCGTAGGGTAACAGCCTACAAGGAATACACCACGCGAGAGGGCGACACCTTCGACGCGCTGGCCCTCGAAATGTACGGCGACGAAACACTCGCCCACTACATCATAGATTTTAACCCCGACCATGCGGACGTGCTGATCTTCGACGCGAACGTGGCCCTCCGGCTGCCGATCGTCGAGGACGTGGAGACGCCGGACACGCTGCCGCCGTGGCGTCGGGACACTGAGGGCGAAGGGGGCAGCCCGTGAAGCTCTACTACAACGGGACGGACATATACAACGACGTGTCCCTGAACTACTGCGTGCATGAGATGTACGCGGAAAAGCAGGCCGACACGCTCGTGCTCCGTTTCAACGACACAAAGGGGATCTGGAGCAAATGGAACCCGGCAGACGGTGACGTCCTCCGCTTTACTGAGGGGGCAAGCGACACCGGGAAAATGTTTCTGCACTCCATGAAACCCGAAAACGGACTCTTTACGATCCGGGCCATGGCTATGCCTAAAAGCGGAGCCACCAGAAAGTCCAAAAGCTGGGCGGGCGTCCGCTTCCTGCAACTGGGGAACGAGATCGCGGCGAACCATGGCCTCACTTTTCAGAACTACGGCTGCACGGATCAGGTGTACCCGTATCTGAAACAAGAGAGCGAGACAGACTTCGCTCTGTTTTCCCGCCTCTGCACGCTGGAGGGCTGTCAAATGCTCATATTTGACGGAAAACTGCTGGCATACAGTGAGCAATACATTGAGCAGCAGGCCGTCGCTGGCACGCTGGAGGTGGACGAAAACGGAAACTTTACCTACCAAGACAACCGGAGCGCGTGCTTCGGATCCTGCGAAGTAACCGCGGGCAGCTACTCCGGCACATTCACAGCGCCGGACGCAAAGAACACGGCCGTGCTCCGGGCGAAATGTATCGCCGAGGCACAGCTCCGGGCTCCGGGGCTCCCTGCCTCCGGCGATCGCGTCACGCTTATGAGTAACAGCAACGCGGAGGCGGCCCGCTTCGCCAAGGGGCTGCTGAGGAACGCCAACAAATACGGGCACACGGGCCAGTTCTCCAAGGCTCTGCTGACCGGCTACGCTGCCGCAAGCCTGCTGCAGCTAAAGACCGACAAAGCGAGCGCATGGGACGGCCCCGTGTTCGTTTACAAAGTGCGCCACGACTTCGTAGGGAATAAATCAACCCTGTATTTCAGGGAGCTGCTGGAGGGCTACTAATGGGACAAATAAACAAAGGCACGATCGCCAGCATAGAAGGCAACACGGCCCGCGTGGTGCCCTCTGACGCAGGCGCAAAGCCGACCTCAAAGATCACAATCCCGTGGCACCTGAGAGGCGACACCGGGAAGCTAAAGAAAGGCACGGCCGTGGTGTATGTCGAGTTTGACGACTCCACCGGGCTGCTGCTGGGACGCGCTGACGGAGAGTGGGGCGCATATCTCCCCCACCTCACCGCAGGAACCATAACGGGGGCCGTGCCAGACGGCGACGTCACGGCCGCAGGCGTGAGCCTGAAAGGCCACACTCACAGCGGTGCACATGGCGAAACCAGCGGCCCGCACTAAGGAGGGATAGCATGGCAACAATGGCAAAATGGGGCCCTAAAACATGGGCCGTGAGCTCTCAGAAAGTCGTCGCCCTTCAAGATCTCAGCTTCTCATATTCGCAGGTGGCAGACAACAACGCTTCCACCGAGGAAAAGAAAACCACCAACGAGCGCGGCACCGAGCTTTTCCCGCTCAGCTTCACCACTACGCTGCACTCCGGGGCAGGCGTAGACGTCCGGGCAGAGATCGAGAGCTGGAAGGCACTCGTCACAAAAGTGAATTATTTCTATCTGGGCGGCAAGCAGCTGGGCCCGAAGCTCCAGCTCAGGAAAGTGTCCGTCGGCAGCGTCAAGACCGACGACTCCGGCCGCATACGTCTGGCGACTCTCTCCTTCGAGTTCAAAGAGTACGATCCAGACACCACCAGCGTGAAGGTGAACACCTCGGCGCTGAAAGTGAAGGCCAGTGCGACGACCAAGGCCCAGAAGAAAACCACAAACACCGCCGTCAAGAAGGCAGCAAAAAAGACAATCAAGGTGGGCGACTATGTGAAACCCACCGGCACGAAATACGCGACCGGCCAGACGATCCCTGCGTGGGTGAAGCAGCGCAGCCATAAGGTGAGCCAGATCAAGGAAAGCCAAAACAAGGTGCTGCTGGGACACCCGGACGGGATCAACAGCTGGGTGTATTTGAGCGAAGTCACGCTCGTGTAAGGAGGGAGGATATGCAAGCACATGGAAACGGGAACCCGGAAACGTGCGCCTCCAATCTGCTGCGGACAATCCGCGGCGAGGTGCCATACGACCGAGTGAGGGGCCGGGACGGTGCCCTAATCGACCAGCCAAACGCAACGGACGAAGCCGTCGCAGACGCTGAGTGGGTGCTGGAGACATTCGAGCCCCGCGTCAATACAAAGGACATTCAGATCAACCCGGCAGCCGGGGATCCCGGAAACTTTATCACCTATGTGGAAATTGAGAGAAAGGAGGACGAGGACGCATGAGCGAGCTCAAATTCATAGACACCGAAGCGGGCCCGATCCGGGACGGCATACTGGAAGATCTGGAGAACGGCGTCGGCGAGCCCTTATATCCGGGCGACGAGCGCCGGATCTTCGGCGAGGCTCTGGCTCAGGTGGTGGTGGCCGTTTACAACAGCGTGAACGACGCCTGCCGCCAGAAAATGCTCAGATATGCCCGCGGGGACGTGCTGGACGCTCTGGGAGAAAACCGGGACACCGCACGGCTCGCCCCTACCTTCGCCACCACCACGCTGCGCTTCGGCGTGAATGAGGCCGTGCCTCATAATATCATCATACCGGCCCGACTGCGGGTGACGGGCGACTTTATCCACTATTTTCTGACAGACCAAACCGTCGTACTTTACGCCGGGCAGTCCTACGTCGAAGTGGGCGCGACAGCCGAAAAAGGCGGCGCAGATTATAACGACGCAGCGATCGGGGAACTCTCCCAGATCGTTGACCTCTCGGACGTCGCCCTGATCGACTATGTAACCAACACAGAACCGACCGGCGGGGGCGGCAATCAGGAAACCAACGAAGCATACCGGGAGAGGATCCGGGAAGCAGAGAACCGGCTCAGCACGGCCGGGCCTGAAAAGGCGTACCGCTACTGGGCGCTATCTGCAAACCCGATCGTCACGGACGCGGTGGTGGAGTCTGAAACCGAGCGGATCAAGCGGACGCTGAAAACCTATGCCGGGCACGCCTTCCAAGGAGGCGCGAACCTGATCCCGGAGTCTCTGGTGGTGTACCTGCCGGGCGGCTCTGAGGCCGTGGCCGGTGCCGACTATACGGCCAACTATGACGACGAGCTTCTGACGCTGGCCCTCTCCGGCTCTCTGGCAGCAGCCGACGAGGTAAAGATCGAGATCACCCGGAACATGTACGGGCGCGTCAAAATCGTGCCGATCTGCGCCGGTGGAGAGCTGCCGGACGAGGATATACTGGAGGCCGTGCGTCGCGCCTGCTCTGCGGACGACGTGAGGCCGCTCACTGACATTGTGCAGGTGGAGGCCCCGGAGGTGGAGCTCTACGACATAGAGCTGACCTACTACACGACCAAGGCCAACGAGTCCGAAGTCGTCAAGAATGTGGAAGGCCCAGACGGGGCGATCAACCGGTACATATACTGGCAAGGCTCCAATCTGGATCAGGATATAAACCCCGACGAGCTCAGGAAGCTGATCCTCTGCCCTCACTGGATAGAGAACCCGATCGGGGCCACCCGCGTTATTATCACCAAACCGGAATACAAAGAGCTGCCGAGCACCACCGTGGCGAAGTTTTCCGGGAACATCAATGTGCAGCACGTTGTAAAGGATTGAAAGGAGGTGGAACATGGGCGGCATGAAAGTGTCTGAGCTGGAGTTTTTGCGCCTTCTCCCTGCCTTCATGCGGGACGACGAGGCAGCGATCGCTCTCAGCAAGGCCATGAACCGACTCATAGGAGAGCCCAGCAAGCGCTTGAAAACGCTCAGAGTGTGGGACAACATAGACAACCTCACCGAAGCAGAATGCGACGAGCTGGCGTGGGAGCTTGACGTGGACTGGTACGACTCCACCGGCATGAGTCTGGAGGAAAAGCAGGCCACGCTAAAGATCGCCCAGCAAGTCAAGCGCAAGCGCGGGACGAAGTGGGCCGTGGAGCAGCTGATCTCTGCATACTTCGGCGAGGGCTACATCATGGAATGGTACGAAATGTACGGCACCCCGTACACCTTCGTGGCGCTCACCACAAACCCGCACATAACGGCCCAGAACTTCGGCAAATTTGTGGAGGCCGTGAAAGCAGCCAAGAACGTGCGCTCGCACCTCGCGGGCGTTTTCTATTTCTGGCAGCAGGGGCCGGATCCGGGCGTCGAGTATGCTCTGGGCTCCAAGCTGCACCGGTACAACTTCGTGAAATGCGGTACCCGTCCGAGGATCGCGACGGTGGGCTTTATTGTAAAGCAGAGCATTGAAACGGAACCGGAGGAAAAGCTGCACCTTTATGGCTTCCCACGATCCGGGACAATTATCTGCGGAACATACCCACGGCCCGGAACTCTGGGCGCGGCAGCGAAGAACGAGATCGCCGTCGAAGGATCGGCCGAGCCTATCCGGTACAACTTCGGCAGAATGGCCGGAACATACCCACAGCCCGGAACTCTGGGCGCAGTCGTAAAGCAAGACATTGAGGCGGCACCGGAAACGGATCCGCAGCTCTACGGCTTCACCAGCGCTGGGACAATCACCTGCGGCACCTATCCACGGCCGGGCACGCTGGGGCGTGTGCTCCAGAACCCGATCGGCACCGAGCTGGAGACAGAGCTCACCGGCTACGGGTACAAAGGGGCCGGATCTCTCGCCTGCGGCACCTATCCGCGCATTTTGTCCGTGGGCGCAGGCATAGCAAAAAAAGTGGCAGCAGCCGCCGGGCTTCTCTGCGGAGCGTATGACTTCGTAAAGTGTGGAACACGGGGAGCCGGAACAAAAGGCGCAGTTATAACCAACAAGGCAGCCACAGAGGCGGGCCTCGCCTGCGCGGCGTATGGCTTCGTGAGGTGCGGAACGCGGGGAGCCGGAACCAAGGGCGCGGCTATAACTAACAAGGCAGCTACAGCGGCGGGACTCACCAGCGCGGCGTATAGCTTCGTGAGGTGCGGGACACGGCGCTGCGGTGAATAAACAGAAAGGAGGGCACGCACATGGCGTATTTTTACGACAGCTTCATGGAGCACCGGAGGAAACAGTGGCTCCGCTCGATCCACGCCGTAGAGGCTCAGGTGGGCGCAGCGTGGCACCGCGGAACCATTAACAAGAAAACGATCGAAGGCGACACGCTGGTGATTTTAGCGACGTTTCCGACGCTGGACGCCGTAGAGTGTACGATCTCGGCCTCTCGCCTCATTGACGTGCGCGGAGAGGTGGCAGCCTACCAGCAGCGCGTCATTGAAAAGGTGAGCCAGCAGGGCGTCCTCGTGAAGCTCACGATCCCGATCTATGAAGTAACAACCTAAAGGAAGGAGGAACAAGGACATGTACAGAAACACCCACTGGATCGACGAAGTAAAAGACCAAGAGACAGAGGAAGTCATTCAGGAAGGCACCCCTCAGAGTGCCGGGAACTTCAACAACATGGAGGGCGGCATTTCAGACGCGCACCTCGCGGCTGCTCTGTTGATTATTCAGAGCGGGCTCACGGCCGATCAGGTGGCGACGGAGGAAAAGACGGTAACGCTCAGCAATAGCCAGAGCTACCCCTTCAACAACTCCACCCAGACGATCGCCCTCAACACCGTGAGAAACTTCACGGACTACACCGTGGAGGCCGAGATCACTGACCACGACGGCAACGTCGGCGACGTGAGGATCTTCGACCGTATGCTGAACGGCTTCAAAGTGGCCTATGACGGCAGCGCAAAAAGCGCCACCATTAAACTGAGAATTAAAGGAGGAATGTAATCATGGCTAAAACCAACACCAGCAAAGTGTCCGTGATTGAAAAGAACGCGGGCCAGAAAATCGACTTCGAGCAGAGCAGCACCCGCCTGATCTTCGGCGACGACGAGCTCATGCTGAACGCGGCCAAGTATCAGAAGGACTGGGACGTCGAGGTGGACGTCTGCCGGGATAAGTCCGGCAACCTGACGATCGGCACCGGCTCCGGGCTGCGCTATGTGGCGCAGGTTATGATCCCGGCCACAACCTACACCGAAACCGAGATCCCGGCAGAGGAAACGGACGAAGCTCTGGCAGCTGAGGACGCAGCCGAGGACGGCGACGGCATGAACCAGAAAACCACCGTACAGAGAGACAAGAACCCGCTCGACATGGGCGACGTGACCGTCATTCTCTGGAGCATTGACTAAGAAAAGGAGGACATGAAAATGGCAAATTTTGATCTTTCTATGCTGGCACTCAAAAGCGTGTGCCCTAACAACACGATCGAGGTGGACGAAACCGATCTCCCCTCCGTGCTGGTGTATATCCCGGCATTTAAGAACAGCGACGTGCTGACCGGCGGCAACGACTCCACCCACCCCGCTTTTATCGTGAACGGCGTCCAGATCCCCGGCTTCTACTACTCCAAGTACCAGAACGTCGTCCACGCTGCGATCAATACCGAAGGCTACAACGTGACGGCGGCGTACAGTCTGCCCGGCGAGGATCCGGCCGTGAATATCGACTTCGACACCTCCCGCGCACGCTGCGAGGCAAAGGGCCACGGCTGGCACCTCTCCACTAACGCAGAGTGGGCCGCGATCGCCCTCTGGTGCAAAAAGAACGGCTTCATGCCCTACGGTAACAACAACTACGGCAGAGACACCCGCGAAAGCAATTACAAGGCGATCCCGTCCACAGCACGCGACAGCTCCGGCCGTATTCAGAGAGTGGCAACCGGCACCGGCCCGCTCACATGGAGCCACGACAAGACTCTGGGCGGTATCTGGGACATGAACGGCAACGTGTGGGAGTGGCAAGGCGGGATCCGCTTCGTATGGGGCGAGCTCCAGATCCTTGCAAACAATGACGCCGCGGATCCTGACAACCCGCAGAACGAGACGAGCGTGTGCTGGAAGGCAATCAACGCGGCCGACGGCTCTCTGGTGGATCCTGAGTGTACCGTTTCCGGCTCTGCGAAGCTCTCCGGCAACACCGTGAAGCTGGACTTCGTGAGCAGCAAATGGACATATAGCACCACCATTTCCAGCCTTGCGGATCAGAACCGGAGCTGTCCCTTTGCGAACGTCACCTGCACCGCTGCGATCGGCGCGGCCACAAAGGTGCTGCTCCGTTCTCTGGCGCTGCTGCCTGACGAGGGCGCAACTGAGGCCGATTACGAGGGCGACTACTACTGGCTGAACAACGGCGTGGCAGAGCGCTGCGTGGTCCGCGGGGGCGGCTGGTACAGCGGTGCGCACGCTGGTGTGTTCTACTTCAACGGCTACAACTCCCGCGCGTATGTCGGCCCGGCCGTGGGCTTCCGCTCCGCTTATATCCCGAATATCGGGTAATCTGGCAATCTGAAAATCTGGCAAGGGGGCGGCCCCCACCAAAGGGCCGCCCCTACCCTTTTAAGGAGTAACGCATGGACAATTTAGAGCTGCGCCAGCGTATCACCCGGAGCATGATCCGAGTGGCCGAGCGCACCCAGAATATGAGACGGCCGGAGAAATTCGAGTACCGCAAGCACATGACGAACGCCTTCATGGAAATGCTGGAGCTCTGCATTGAGGCCAACAGATCACGAGGCAGCAAGCGGCTGGAGCTGCAAAACCGCATGGACACGAAGCTGGATGTGCTGCGCACTCTGGTGGACACGGCAGTCTCGCCGGAGGATCGGCTGATCTCTCCGGGACTCCACGAAGTCTGGAGCAAAGAACTGAACGAAATCGGGCGTATGCTCGGCGGCTGGAAAAAGTCGAACGTGTGAGCCCGTGGGGAATGTGTCGAGAAAAAAGGAGGCGCTGCGTGATCCGCGGGGGCAACTGGAACAACGGTGCGAACGCTGGTGTGTTCTACTTCAACGGCAACAACTCCCGCGCGAATGTCAACACGAACGTGGGCTTCCGCTCCGCTCTTGCCTTATTCGTTTTTAGTCTGCGGGCTACGGCTCAGCAGAAACAGCAAGGCAAAAGGGACGCATTTCCCGGCCGTCAAGGCCAAAGATCAGCGCCCGTGCAGTCTGCTGGTGGAGGCCACCAGAGGCGGCGGGCAAACCGCGGAGGCTGGCCGTTCCCTCGCAAGCGGGTGAAGGCGGCCGGGATCCTATGGTGTGGCGGCCATAGAGGAACGGACGCGCCAAGGAGTGTCACACGCGGGCTATTATTTTGACAGCAAAGGAGTGAGGACATGGAAACAACAAACCGGCCCTCCCTTCTGGAGAGAATATACTCGTGGGAGAACCTGCTCAACGCATACCATGAGGCAGCAAGCGAGAAATGGTATCGCGGCGACGTTGTGGCCTTCTCGGCCAATCTGGAGGAAAACCTGATCGACATACAGAACGCCCTCATGTGGCGCACCTACACCGTGGGCCGGTACCGGCAGTTCTACGTCTCAGAACCGAAGCGCCGCCTCATAATGGCGCTGGGCTTCCGGGATCGCGTCGTACAGTGGGCCATATATCTGCAATTAAACCAAGAGCTCGACAATGGCATGATCTACCACTCATACGGCTGCCGCGTGGGTAAAGGAACCACCAGAGCGGCCGATCGGCTTCAATACTGGAGCGAGCAGGTGGACAGAAAGCCGGGCCCACGCTGGCACTACTTAAAACTGGATATTTCAAAATATTTCTACCGGGTAGACCATGAGGTGCTGCTCGGTATTTTAGCGCGGAAATATCCAAAAGAGGACGGTTTTCTCTGGCTCATGCGGGTGATTGTGTGCTGCGATCATACCCCGTTCGGCCTGCCTCCGGGCAAGAGTGCCGACGAGGTGCCGCCGTCTGAGAGGCTTTTCGAGGTGGGTATGCCGATCGGCAACCTCACCAGCCAGCTGCTCGCGAACGTCTGCCTCAACGAGCTGGATCAGTATGTCAAGCACGAACTCAGGGCCCACTATTACGTCCGGTACATGGACGACATGGTGCTGCTGCACCCAGACGCCAAAGTGCTGAACGAGTGGCGCGTGCTCATTGAGGAATACCTCAACGAAGTGCTGCACCTCGAACTCAACAGCAAGACCACGATCGGCCTCGTCTGCCGCGGTATCACTTATGTGGGCTGCCGGATCTATCCGGGAAGGCGCAAGCCGACGCCGCAGGCCGTCAAGAAAATGAAGGCCCGTATGCGCTATATTGCCAAGGAATACGAGGCGGACCTGATTGACTTCGACGCGGTGGACGCAACCATGCAGAGCTACTTCGGCATGTTGGGGCATTGTGCCACCCACGGGCTCCAGAAGTGGATCGAAAGAAACATCATTTTCAAACGCAGGGAAAGCGAATTTTCTCAGGAGGTGAACACATGGACGTAACAGCAATCGTTATAGCCGCCAGCATACCCTCGGCGCTGACCGGCTTCTGTTTTTGGCTGATCGAGCAGAGACTCCAGAAACGGGCAAAGAAAAGAGAGGACGAGGAAAAAGAGCGCCGGAAAGAGGAAGAAAAGCGCGAGAAGCTGCGGGAGCAGCAAGAGCTCCTTCTGGTGCAGGGAGTCGGGGCGGCGATCGCCCTCGGCGAAGCAACCGCCAAGGCCGTGCAGAGGATCCCGGACGCTCATTGTAACGGGGACATGCACGCGGCCCTCGACTATGCCGCCAAGGTGAAGCACGAACAGAAGGACTTCCTCGCCCGGCAGGGGATCGAGGCCCTCTACGACTAAGGAAGGAGGCACTCATGCAGGGATATGAAGAACCCGAAGCGACAGCTCAGGGGACAACAGAGCCGGATCCAGAACAGATCCGACAGCTTTATGAAGAAAACCGGAGACTCAGGAAACAGATCAGGCAGCTGAAAGCTGCTGCAGCAGAGAGGAAAAAGGTGGAGTTTTCAAAGCTCATTTTTCTGGGCGTGAGTATCGTCACCATGGCGATCACCGTCTTTTCCTGCCGCGTGATCTGGCTCACCATGGACACCTCGGCGCTGGCCTACCTGATCCCGGCCGTGTTCGCTGAAATGGCAAGCGCGACCGGCTTTTACTACTCCAAGGCCAAGGCCGAGAACAAGATCAAGCTCATGGCGGCGTCTGGCGTGCAGCCGGAGCCGCACAACTTCGACACATAGGAGGTAACAGCATTATGAGCACAAGCATTAAAGGGATCGACGTCTCCAAGTGGCAGGGGACGATCGACTGGGCCAAGGTGGCCGGGGACGGCGTAAAGTTCGCCATGATCCGGCTCGGCTACGGCGGCAAGGGCGGGGCGGCCTGCGGCGTCGATAACTTCTACCAGAAAAATGTCGAGGGCGCTCTCGCGAACGGGATCGCCGTCGGCTGCTATTTTTACAGTTACGCCCTCACCGTGGAGGCCGTAAAGAAGGAGGCGGCGTTCGTGATCCAGCAGCTTGCCAAGTACAAGGGCCGGATCCTCTACCCGATCGCCTTCGACATTGAGGACAGCACTCAGGTGGGACTCGGCAAGCAGACACTCACCGACATGGTGACGGCGTTCTGCTCTGCACTGGAGGCCGCGGGCTATTATGCGAGCTTTTACTGCAACGCAGACTGGGCCTGCAACCGTCTGGACATGCAGGCGCTCGCCCACTTCGACTTCTGGCTGGCTCAGTGGACGGCTGCACCCACATATACGGGCCACGCCTTCAACATGTGGCAGAGCTCCAGCAAGGGCCGCGTGGCCGGTATCTCCGGCGACGTGGACATGGACACCGCCTTCGTGGACTATGAGGCAGAGATCAAAAAGAACAAGCTCAACGGCTACACCGGGAGCACAGCAGCACCCGGAAAGCAGGAAGGAGGCAGCAGCATGAGCGAAAGACAGAAACTTGTAAACACGGCGGCGTCCTATATCGGCTGCAAAGAGGCCGACGGCAGCCACCGCCAGATCATTGACAATTACAACGGGCACAAGCCCCTCGCCAGAGGCTACACGGTGAAGTACACGGACGCATGGTGCGCTACCTTCGTGTCGGCTATGGCGATCAAGTGCGGCCTGACCGGCATTATCCCGACCGAGTGCGGGTGCGGCCAAATGATCCAGCTTTTCCAGAAGCTCGGCGCATGGCAGGAAAACGACGCCCACGTCCCGCAGCCCGGCGACGTCATTTTCTACGACTGGGACGACTCCGGCGTCGGCGACAATACCGGCTGGCCGGATCATGTCGGCATTGTGGAGAGCGTGAGCGGCTCCGACATTAAGGTGATCGAGGGCAACATGAGCGACGCGGTGGGCCGCCGTACCCTGAAAGTGAACGGCCGGTACATCAGAGGCTATGGCGTACCGGCATATAAAGGCGGCAGCGCGTCCGGCAGCTCCAGCTCCGCAGTAACCGGATCCACCGCCCCTGCTCCGTCTGCTGGCAGCTCTCTGGCCTTCAAGGTGGGCGACACGGTGCAGTTCACCGGCTCCACCCACTACACCAGCGCAAACGCCGCCAGCGGCCCGTCCTGCAAAGCGGGCAAGGCCAAAGTGACGGCGATCAGCCCGAACGGAAAGCACCCGTACCACCTGATCGCAGTTAGCGGATCCGGCTCCACTGTTTACGGCTGGGTAGACGCCAGCACAGTGCAGGCAATCGCCGGAGGCGGCGCGATCAGTGTCGGCGACACGGTGCAGTTCACCGGAGGCCCTCACTATACCAGCGCAAACGCCACCAGCTCCAGCAGCAGCCCGAAAGCGGGCCCGGCCAAGGTGACGGCGATCAGCAAGGGAACCAAGCACCCGTACCATGTCGTACACACCAACGGGCAGTCCTCAGTCTATGGCTGGGTAGACGCCGACAAAGTAAGCAAATAAGGGAGGAAACACCATGAACGAGACAATGCAGCAAATTGTGAGCGCGTGCGTGCCTGTCCTCTGCCTGCTAATCACGGCGGGCGGGGCCTATGCCGTGGCGCTGCTCCGCAGAGAAACAGCAAAGATCCAGAAGCAGACCGACAACGAAACCGCGAGCAAATACATGGGCATGGCCGTGGACGCGGTGGAGCAGGCGGTGGCGTTCACCGCTCAGACCTTCGTTGACGCTCTGAAAAGCTCCGGCGGCTTCACCAAAGAGAAGCAGCGCGAAGCCTTCCAAAAGTCAAAGAACAAAGCGCTGGAGATCCTCGGCGACACGACCGTGGCCGCGCTCGGTGAAATCTACGGCGACTTCGACACATGGATCGACACAAAGATCGAGCAGGTATGCCGCGAACTCAAACGCCCGGACGCCGTGCCGGTGCAGCCTTTTGAATAATTGCCTCTGAGTGCCCCACACAAGCCCTCAGAGCGCACAAAAAAGCCCGGCGGGTAGTTTATACCCTCCGGGCTTTTTCTGCGCCTTCTCGGCCTCTATTTTGAGAATTTGAGCACCACGGCCACCACTTTTTCAAAGAAGTGAAGGATCCGCTTCGGTGTGTTCAAATTCGCGCCTTCTGGTGCGGAAGATGGGACTTGAACCCACACGGCATTGCTGCCACAAGATCCTTAGTCTTGCTCGTCTGCCAGTTCCGACACTTCCGCATACGCATCGCGCAAATAATATACTAACACCACGATACAAAAAAGTCAATTCTTTTTTTAAAGTATTCTCAACTTTTCGCCAACATTCCACGAATCTGATTCTTCATGGCATATATAGCATACCGCTAAATTGCCTCAATGGTGGTAAAGCCTGTGTCCCCGTTGGAAGCAATCACCTGCTTCAGATCATCCAGCGCCTTTGACATTTTAGCGTAAGCCTCATACGCCAGCTGGAAGTGCCTGACGGCGTCCTCCCTGTTTCCCTCTTCCTTTGCATTCCAGGAGTCCACGGCGTGAGCATGAAGTTCACTGTGGTACTTGACTGCATTTTTAAACGCTGCGGAACCGGTAATACGGGAGTCTGTCTGCGCGCCGAGCCATTTACCAAACTTACAGCCGCCGGCATTGTTGACCTGCTTCAGCTGCAAATGCTCAAAATCAGCAAGATTATTATAAATACGCCACGTGAAAATCAAATGGTCTATCTGATACAGCGAAAGCCAGTCCTGAGTATAAAGCTTTGCACGGTGCCGCGCCATATCGGAGCGCAGCATATCAATCTGGCGGGCACACTTATACAAATGGGAACCTGTGTTTACACAGCCCCTGGACAGGTCGTTATTGCCTGCAACCATGGCGTCAATGGACGCCATAAAAGACTCTGTCAGGCCGGACTGGGTATTAATCTCACCGTAAATATGGTCAACCTCAGAGCTCATGAGCTTCATGCTCTCGTTCATATGCTCCAGGCTCTCCAGAGAATGATGAATCTTTGTATTCCCGTCCGTAAGCCGGGCAGCGGTGACATTGACAGATTCCGCCAGACCGGACACGCCCTCCAGCATCTCCCGCACATAGACCATGACGTCTTCAGCGGACTGGGTAGTGTTAGCGGATAAATCCTTTACCTGATTGGCAACTACGGCAAAGCCCTTTCCGGCCTCCCCCGCACGGGCAGCCTCTATGGAAGCGTTCAATGCCAGCAGACTGCTCTTGCTGGCCACCTTTTTCACAAGGTCAATAATCTCATTGATTTTGGTAGCTTTTTCCTGAAAGTCCACAATCTGTTCATTTATTTTCAAAATATCGGATACGGAAGCATCTACAGTACGGATACTGGAATTCATATCCTCCACACAGGAATCCGCATCTGACTTTACCGCATGGGTTTTCTCCTGAATATTGTAAACCGCGCCCTGGACACTTTGAATGGAATCCCCCAGCTTACGGCTGGAGTCCTGCATCTCATCAATGGCTGTCGTCTGGGTATTCAGCCGTTCAATCATGTCCTTTACACAGCTGCTGTCGCCTAACGAGGTCATGGAGCCGTTTAGGCGCATGACAATATTATTGTTCAGCCGGGCACAGGCCTCCAACACCTGATTATATTTCTGAGCCAGTGCAGCATCCTGAAACCGGCCGGTATCCACCGGCGTAAAGTCACCGGCAATGGCCTTGTCCATCCATTCCATCAAAATCATGTTATCAGAGTTGGGTATGGTTTTCTCTTTCCTGTTGCCAAGCAT